AAAATATCTTGAGACATTTTTATAATAATATTTATTGCATCATCATCAATTGCATTCTTTTTATCATTCTTTTTATCATTCTTTTTATCATTATTTATTTTTTTAAATTTATTAAATAATGAACTTAAATCAGCATCGACATCTGCGTCATTGATACTATTATTAAGACCATCTTCATTTAAAAAATTGTCATCATTATTATTATTATTAGCATAATCATGCTCGACAACGCGTCCAAAACTTACATGTTTTTCTTTATCTCCACCTTTATCTTTATTGAATGAATTCGGTTGCTGTAGTTGCTGTATTGAATTTGAATCTAATGCTGTTACTGTTGTCGTTGCCGTTATCACATGTGTCAATTGTTCCAATTCTCTCTCTCTCGACGCCAGCGCTTCTGCTAGCAAACGTTCCATATCATCTCCTATTGGTCGATCATACACATCATCCGTGAATTTAATTTCGTCGGGTTTTCTTAATGTAATAATTGAAGCCATTTCTTCCTCTTTCTTTTTTAGTTCCATATTAAATGCGGTTTGGCGTTCTTTCTGTATATCTTCCGCTTTATATATGGTTTGCAATTGCGGCGGCTGTTGTTGTTTTTTTTGATATTGTGTTTGTGCTTGTACTTGTACTTGTGATGCAGGTTGCATTTGTTTATGGCCCGATTTAATCATTTCCATTTTTTTACAAATTGTGACTACCGCATCTTTATTCATACCATTTAAATCCATGGGTTGATTTGATTTACGGTATGATTCGCCCATTTCTCTAATAGTTGTCTCAAACATGGTTTTGATAATATGAAACGATGCATCAGGTATTCCATTAAATTTGCCTCCTCCATGTAAAACACTCCACAATAACGCTTTATTCTCATTACCTAAAAATACATTTGTATTCGCATTTGTATTCGCATTCGTATTCGCGTTCACATTCATTTTAAATGAATTAACTTATAATCTTTATTATTTTTTATTTTAATATTATTTTTATGAATTATTATGAATGATTAACTATTTTTATATGTTTCATTTTAGGTTCTACAAATTCAGACATGTTTGTCGGTATCACTTTTATTCCTAAAAATGGCGAGTTTTCACGATTTATTGTCTCTATCAACTCTCTCGTGTTATATGTTTTAATATATGGATGTAAATTCTGATTCGCAATAGTTATGTGCATTTCATTTGCCGAAATAACAAGAGCTACGTGTCCATATTTAAAGTCCTCGCTATTTGTTTTTTTCCAGAATAAAATACTGCCCGGTTTCAAAAAGCTCAATATATCCTTTTCATCTCCGTATGGATACGTGTACGTTTTTAATGCAATGGTGTGTTGATTCGATATATGTGTCAACGCGTTTATTGTATAAAACATGTCTTCCGCATCAACGACTGGTGGAAATGTGTATTTACACTGTGTTGAAAAAAATCGGCGAATGAATTCTACACATTCAAATGGAATTCCGTACTCGGATGAATAATTATCAGCATTTGTATTTACAGTTTTTGTATACACATTTATAACATTGGAAACGTCTGTAATAGAAATTGCAGTTTTTGAAATAAATGAATATGAAAGAACGTTGTTACGTTTCATAAATAGTATTAAATATATTTATTATTTTTATTTTATATTTTATTATAATTATTATTAATAAATATTTAAATAATTATAATAGCGTCATAATTTTAATAACAAAATATTGAAGCAAATATTCTGTTTTACATTCTTGAACATGCGTTATATGTTCTACAAAATTTAAAAAATTACAATTAATATATTGCGTGTAGTTTCGTATAATATAATTTAAAAAATTCTTAATCATATTTTTACGATCAATATTGTAAATCAAACTAATTTCGTTGAATTTTGAAACAATAATATTGCTTTGCACCTTTGCAGTCATTGTTTTAGTTAACAACAATTTGAGTATATTCTCCCACACATCATTTGTTATAACCTGGCATTCGTGAATGTGGTGCTGATTTGATTGCATGTAATTTATCATGCTTCGAATGTCGGAATTAAAATGACGCTGAATTGACACCAAAACAGTATCATCTGCGTTTAATTTTTCAGACGCATTGATTTTCTGCAAAAAAGAAATAATTTTAGAATCGGGCAGTTGATTAAACCGCATTCTCACAAATTCCGTCTGCAATGCCTCGTCTATTCTACTAATGTAATTGCATATCAGACAAAAACGAACATTCACCGTATTATTGAAATTATTTAATAAATACCTCAGCGCAGTTTGCGCATTTTTTGTCATATAATCCACTTCATCCAGTATTACAAATTTCATACCTTCGCCAAACATGGATTTTGATGTCACGAATCCGTTGATTTGATTTCGTATAATGTCAATTCCTCTTTCATCCGACGCATTGAGATGAATCATTAGTCCCTTATTTTTTTGATTGTATCGTTCTTGATACGCATTGATTAAATTAATAATCGTGGTAGTTTTTCCGGTTCCAGGTGGACCGTATAATAATAAATTTGGAAAATAATTGTTTTCAACGATGGATACCAATATATTTTTATTTATTTCGTCTAAAACAATGTCGTCAAAATTTACCGGCCTATACTTTTCAACCCACGGCGTAGAGTTATTTATTTTTAGAAACGATATTGATGACGATTGGGTTTGTTTTGAAACAGGAACATAATCCATAACTTCATCATTAACATTATTTTTTATTTCTTCTATTTCTTCTGTTTCTTCTATTTCTTCTATTTTTTCCTTTACAATGAAATTCATATTTATTTATTTTATAAACTAATTATAATCATTATTAATTTTTATTATGTTTTTTTATAATTTATTCAATTATTCATGAAGTATCGAATTTATTAAAAATTGAATTAAACGCACGAATAATAAATATATATACATCAGTGAATTGTTTATCGAAACAAAATAAAACTATGTCTGGATTCGGTTACCTCGAACTTATTTTAGGACCAATGTGGTCAGGAAAAACATCAGCCCTTTTGAAATATTATAGACAGTTTTCATTTTGCACAAATAAAGTTTGCGTAATTAATTTTAAAGCGGATGACCGCTATTCTGAAACCATGCTGTCAACGCACGACAAACAAATGATTCCTTGTATTATGGGATTTTCCATGCGCGAAATCATGCAATCGCCAGACCATGCGCGCGAAATTAATGAAAGTGATGTTATACTTATCAACGAGGGACAATTCTTTCAAGACATTGTTGAGTTTGCAACAGATATGGTGGAAGGCAAACATAAAAAAGTTTACATTTGCGGTCTCGACGGAGATTTTAAAAGAGAAAAAATCGGAAACCTGCTCGAACTTATTCCGCTCTGTGACAAGGTGACAAAATTGCGCGCCCTTTGTGGAAAATGCAAGGATGGAACGCACGCGCCATTTTCGTTTCGAAATACGAATAGCACCGAACAAGTTTTAATTGGCGCGGACAATATTTATATTCCATTGTGCAGAAAATGCTACCAAACCGAAACCGTGCTCAAAGAAAAATAAAAAGTAAAATATAAAATACGTTTTGCACGGGTTTTACATTTATAATATTCTCATGTCATGTTCATGTATGTATGTACTCATGTATATTTTTTTAACGCTGTTTTACACTCTGCTGATGATGACGACGCTTATGCTTATGCGTTCGAGTTCGAGTTCTAGGAGTCCTGGTTCTAACCATCGTTCTGGTTTTTATACTTTGTTGTGTTTGTGTGTCTGCGCGCTTACGCTTAGAATAGGATGGAGAGAATTTATTCACATCTTTTATTTTTTCATTCAGCTTTTCGGCGTCTCTCCCTTTTAACGCCTTGAATTTTTGTTTTTCAATCGGATTATAATTCAAAAACCACTCTTCATATTCGCGAGTGCCCTTTTTATCTTTTAACTTATTGAACATGTGCGATTTAATATCCTTGATGTCTTTCAAAGTCACCTGTTTTCCAATACACGGTTTTGAAAATCGTTTAAAAACGCCTTCATTATTTGCCAAATTGTCATACTGCAAATCGTAAATGTATTGGCTCATGCAAAGCAGCCGATCTCGGTCATAGTAGGGGCGATTCATATACAGAAACAACAAGTAGAAGCTGAGAATGGTGTCCGTTGTTGCAACATTCACATCCTTGCCTTGAACGCGCACGACATTATAATTGTGACACGCGCCAGGAGCCGGATCGTATATAAATGCAACCGTTCTGCCGTCCACCACGAGTTCATAATGCTCTGAAACGTGCTCTCCGAAATCTTCGCGCTCTTCGACAGTCACGCGACTGAAATTCCCCGTCTTTTCCAACTTCTCTTTTATTTTGTACGCCGATTTTTTAGCATCTTCAGACAATAAATCGAATGACGGCATGGAAGAAAATAAAACGGGACGCTGCGCTTTTTTCAAATGTTCGGAAAATAATGAACGCGCATACCCTCCAAAAAATACCAGTTTTTCATGTATCGCTTCATCTCGAACCAGGTCAAAAATTTCTATTTCTTTTTTTGAAGGCGACATTGCCGACTCTTTTGCATTCTTCAAACAATTCTCTCCTTTCAGTGGATAGTTCTTATTAAAAAGAAGGAGGCGCTTATACACCTTTTCCCAGCGCGTTACATCGCCGTCCGGACGAGACAATTCCAAATACATGGACATTCTTAAAAAATTAATGGGCGCATACAAGATCCCGTTTCGCTCAATGGCTTCGCGCATCAAACTTTTAAACAGTTCCGGCTCAATAAACGTAATATCGGCAACTCCGATGAAATTCACAAACACCTTGTACGTTCCCGTGTGCATGCCAGATTTCGCCTCCACATCATTAAACCCCTTTTTAAAAAATATATCTGCGAGCTCTTTGGCATCATCCAACGAATTCGGTGAAAAAAAGTCATAATCTGGGATCTCTCTTTTTGTGTCATAAAATTGATCCTTTTCAGGTAAAACATTATTTATAGAAATTCCACCGTAACAAATTAATTTTTTATTGATTAAAAACTGCTCGACAATTGCAATAATTTCCTGAACGGTTGGATTGCTTACCAATTTTTCACCTTGATGTTTTTCTATTTCTTTTTGTGACTTTTTCAATATCTCTAAAGAACTCTCTATTTTGCTACTACTCATTTTTTATTTGAATACCTATACACTATATTATTATTATAAAATATTTTTATTAATAATTTAAATAAAATATTTTTACTGAATAAATGTAAATGTGTATATACACGTATTCTAAATGCTAAAACTGTACATGTTGGATTGAAGCGGGCGGCTCGCAAATGACAGCTCCGGGTTTTGCGGAGTCGGCACCGGAATGGTTTGGGGCGTAAACATCAAATCCGCCGGTTTCAACAGGAACGCGCTTTTCATAGGCCCCGCTTCAAACCACTCGTTGTAAACCGCCAAGTTACCATCTCGTAAAAGTTGAAACGATAGCGCCATGCACTGACACCCGGCCAATGACGGCGGCATCGGGTCATAATTTTCCGCCGACATGGAATAGTCCGGAAGAACTATCGTCATATACTGTTTATTAAATGTCGTCAATTCTGTAATATTCGGCCCGTTAAGCACATCAAACACCTTTAGTATTCGCAAAAAAGCATTGCTCGTCAAATTCGTAATTTCATACATTCTTTCCGCACCTGGCTGATACAGCAGCGGATTGCTCTCCACAATAATTACCACTTTCCCGGCAAAGTTACTTACCGGTTCGGCGCAAATATTTTTCCCGCCAAATTCGTGATTATATGCTGGAAGTAAATAATTGTTTAGGTTTGACTTTATAGTGTCTGCCATGCTATTCAGTACGTTGACGTCATTGGTCTTTATTCGAAATAGCAATAGCAGCGGGTCGCCAGGATTTGGACACACGTTTGAACTCGGGCTAAATGCCGACGTCGCAACGGCGCTCATGGCATCATTAAATGAAACTGAATTGTAGGTTTCCTTAATGCACTTGTCATCACTTAAGGAGGTGGAAACAATGGGCTGACCCTTGTACCCGTAAATTTCAAAATCCAAACACCGGCAGCCCATCTTGATCGCATGATTTAGCGCGCACACATTTACATAGTCATTCGAGAAATTTCCCGTAGAACAACAATTGTATGCCGTTTTAACATAATAATCTCTTAATAAATATTTTGATGTCGGATCCGCAGAATTGGACGTTATCCAGCTCGAATTCAATGCTGCCGGTTTTTTAACATTTAAACGTTTGCAACTCTTTGGAAGCATCGTAACTTTATAATACACGTAGTATGCAATGCACCCCGATATAAATATAACCAATGTGCATCCAATGATATGAATCAGCGTTGTGCTGTTTGTCTGAGAAACATAAGATGCCAACTGTAATTTTAAATCTTTTGCGGAATTTGTAACATTTGAAATTGTATCACTGACAGCACTCATCTAATGTATGTTATGTAATAATATTTAATTAATAATATTTAATTAATAATATTTAATTCGAATATTAAAATACTAAATCTTATATTTTATATATATTTTTATTATATTTAATTGTATAAATTATTATTTAAAATTATAAAACTTAATATATGTAGATTATAATATAGTAACATATTCCAAATAATTCATTAAAATAAATAATAAATAAATCAGTAAATAAATCAGTAAATAAATCAGTAAAATGGCAGGAGGATTATTAAATTTGGTAGCGTATGGAAATCAAAATGTAATATTGAATTCAAATCCTAAAAAGACATTTTTTAAAACAACATATGCAAAATATACAAATTTTGGTTTGCAAAAATTTAGAATTGATTTCGACGGTCAAAGAAATTTAAGATTAAATGAATCTTCTAAATTTACTTTTTATATTCCACGATATGCCGAACTTTTAATGGACACGTACTTGGTCGTAACGCTGCCAAATATTTGGAGTCCCATACTGCCACCGCAAAGCTGCGGCGAGTCATGGACGCCATATGAATTCAAATGGATTGAAAATATAGGCACCCAAATCATTAAAGAAATCACAATCTCGGTTGGGGGTCAGACGCTTCAAAAACTCACAGGAGGGTACTTGCAGGCGCTTGTAGAACGAAATTTCAACGGAACAGAGCGTGACTTGTACAATCGCATGACTGGTAACGTGGTTGAATTGAATAATCCCGCTTTGTATTCATCCAATAATGGAAGATATCCCAATGCTTTTTATAATTACACCAAAAATCCAGCAGGTGTCGACCCATCTATTCGATTCAGAAATTTGTACATTCCTATCAATGCGTGGTTCACACTGAGCAGCAAAATGGCATTCCCTTTGGTCGCTCTGCAGTACAACCAGCTTCAAATCGACATTACGCTGCGACCCATTCGCGATCTATTTGTCATTCGGGATGTTTCAAATCCGGCCACCGGTGCTGCCACCGCTGTTCCCAGCACCACGAATGCAGAACCGCCTTATTTTCCTGAATACATTACGCCGAATTACATTCAGCCGAATTTTAACGACAACTTGCAACAATTTTATCGCTTTATTCAACCGCCTCCAAATATCGAACTGGATTATGGGAATTCCACTCGCAGCGACTGGAATGCCGACATTCACCTCATGTCCACTTATTGTTTCCTGTCTGCCGACGAAGCCAAACAATTCGCATCCGTGCCCCAACAATACTTGTTTAAATCGGTTTACCAATGGGATTTTGAAAATGTGACTGGAAGTCGTCGCGTGTGGTTGCAAAGCACGCTTGGCATGGTTGCCAGCTGGATGTTTTTCTTTCAGAGAAGCGACGCATACCTGCGAAACGAATGGGGCAATTATACAAACTGGCCCTACAAATATAAACCCGATGGATTGCTGCCGGCACCTAATCCGATGCCGCAATATTGGAACCCGCCAAGTCCGTGCATTCCTGCATATCCTGTAGATCTTGGTCCCGGATACAATCCAGTTTTGCAAACACCTACCGGATATTGCATTACACCGCCATTCAGCGTTCAAAACCAGAAGGACATTTTGTTAAATTTGGGAATTTTATTGGACGGCAAATACAGAGAGAATTTACTCGATGCCGGAATCTATAACTATTTAGAAAAATATACAAGCGGTCGCGGTTCTGCCCCCGATGGACTTTATTGTTATAATTTCTGCCTGAATACCGAACCGACCGAATTTCAACCTTCGGGTGCAATTAATGCGAGTAAATTTTCAACAATTGAGCTTGAATTTACCACGTTTTATCCGCCCCTGGATCCAAGTGCGAATTTTCTGACAATTTGCGACCCCGAAACCAATGTTCCGATTGGCGTGAATAAACCAACGTGGAGAATTTATGATTACAATTACAATTTGACCGTTTTCGAAGAGCGTTACAATATGCTTACATTTGTCGGCGGAACATGCGGCCTCATGTATGCGAGATAATAAATAAGTATTTTAATTTGAATTATAAAATTCATAATTAATTTATTTAGTAATAATTATTTTTTTAGTAATAATTATTTTTTTAGTAATAATTATTTTTTTAGATTTTTTTTTAATATTTTAGTAATATATAAAAGAATCTCAAAAAATAATGGCAACTGCTAATAATATATGTTTCGACATAGCTACACTCGGACAACAACACTCTACTATTTATAAATCTCGCTTAATGAACATGATACAGGAAGACAAAAAATATAATATGGATGAAGAAAATAACTTTTTAAAGAAGCATCTTAAACTTCCTTGCGATTGCGGTGGCATTGATGAAGTATATTATCTTAACATAAGTCGAAAAGATTTAAAGAACAAAAAAACTGGGAACGCGTCATTTATAGGTTCATATTGCAATATTAGGGGATCACATTTTTTGAAGAATCCGAAGCATAAACAATTAAAAAATTTGAGAAGGACAATGTTAACTGACATAAATAAACCTTATGCAGGTATTTTAGAGTGTTTGGATCAAGCATTCCTCCCAAAAAAGGGTGAAAGTTTCGCTAAACTTGTTAGGACTCAAGATAGAACATATCACTTGCATGTTTTTGATTTCGAAGATTACAGAGGAAACCGTACAGTTGCCATGGTTATTACAAATATGAGACCATCACAAGCATTATCAAGTTGTACTGATGGTTGTCACACTCAAATTAAATCTAGATGCCCCAACAATAACAGTTATGGTCCTGATAGACAATTTAAGAGTAGATGCGATTGTATTAATTATTATTATTATGATCGTCCCATTCATCCAGGTTGTGAAAAATGTGCATATGATTATTGTTGCGGAAGCAATGATGGATGCAATGTAGTAGACCCTGCCCCATAAATTCATTGTTTATAAGCGGGAGTATGCATGATTATGTTGTATAATTGAATTGATAATTTTATATAAAAAATATAAAATTAAAACACTTAATAGATTATATACATTCATGTTAGAACAATAACTCTAATTTTAAATAAATAAAATAAATAAATTGAAAATAAAATTTGTAATTTTTTATTTTATAGCGTTTCCTTTCCTTTCACTTCCTTCATTTCACTTTTTGCAATGACGACGACTACTATGATGACATCCAAAGAATTGGGACGACTGCAACGAACAATGAACGAGCTGCTTCAAAGCGGTTTAAAGGATGACTTTCGCTCATTGCTTGACAAGAATGCAGAGTTGATTCGAACAACCCGAGAAAAAGGCATTGTTACGATGGTTTTGCGATTCGCGATTTTGGAACGGGATGATACACTAATCGTTTCTCTTTTTGATCGCCTTTCAATGAAACGCGACTACTTTGCACTCATGGTTTACAACCCCGATCCCGAATACTGTGTTCATTTGTTTACGCGATACATTGATACCGCGCTTTTGGATTCCAAAGACATTCGATTCATGATTGAAAACCGCCTGGCATTTCTATTTCGCTATTTGGACGGCAAATTTTTGCATGATTCTGAAGCATTTGAGGCACCACCCTGTGATTTATCGTGCTTGTCCAGGTACTCGCTTCAGGGATGCGACTATTACATTCAAAAAATTGTGAGTCGGATGGAGAAAAATCCCAAAAACAAATTTCAAAAACATGTTCCCATTTTGAAAAAACTCAAACAAATAAATTACAATGCAATCATTGACGGCGGAAATGTCTTGCACTCTAGAAACGGCATTCCCTGCCCGGATGACTTGAATACCATGATTCAACTTGTTCGGTTGAACGGGTGCAGTCCGCTCGTTGTAATACACAAGTCACACGCGGATGAACAATTCAATCCGGCGTATGCTCCACGCATCAACCAAATGTTGCGAGACGTGCATCACATTGTTACTCCGGCTGGAATGAATGATGACCTGTTTATCCTTCTAGCATACTTGATGCGCATTCAACAACAAGAGAAACAAGAGCAACAACCTAGTTCTCGCGTTTGCATCATTACGCGCGACACGTATACCGACCATATGGAGACACTCAAAAAACCAGAAAAAAATGTGTCTGATGATTTTGGGAAATACTTGGCCAACGATCTCATTTCATTCGTAAACACTCACGGACAATTGCACCTTTATGGTTCCATTACTCAATCATTTTCACACTGCATTCAAATCGTTGAACCGTATGCGTATATTCCTTTACAGGTGCCACAACCGTCACAACACACATTTACATTTCGACAAATACGACTTTCATAATGTTTACTGTTTTATTGTTATAATAAAAAAATAAAAAATATGTTTGTTTTTTATTTTTTTATTTATTTTTTTTTCAAACATTTCAAACATTTCAAACATTTCAAACATTTCAAACAGGCACATCGCCGCCGATTTCTTCGTTCACTTTTCCTTTCGCCAAACAATCGTAACAAAATCGCAATAAATCGCCGGCAGCAATATTGTAACTTTGAGCTGTGAACTTTGTAAAATACTCTTTAGACATGGTCACTTGATCCAAGTATTCTTTGAATGATATCATGGATTTTTCAGACCAGACGTGATCTGCATTGTATTTGTAATCCACGTATGTTACCCACAACCATTCCAAATCAGCACGATCCCCCTTGTAGTAACCATACAATTTGTACTTTATATATTGTTTGAAACTGCCATCATCCCAAAATCGTTTCGTAAATGAAAATCTGGCATCGTAGCTATTGTGTTCTGAATCGTCGCAAAAATGATCGCGAACTTCATACCGAATATCTTCATCGGCCCACAAATGTTTCAGATTTTTTTTTGTTTGATCTGACCTCCGTTTTTGTGTCACGATGTAGTTTTGAAGATTTCGAAATGCCTTATTTGGTTTTGGCTTTGTTTTTTCTTTTGTTAGTTTTGGGTTGAATTCCTCATCTGTTTGCAAAGACAATGTCTGACACATTGCTTGTGTCTCGCTTCCAAAATTCAAGGTATTTATAACTAAACTGGCAATTTCTCTGACATTGGTTGAGTTCACGAGAATCTTTGATTCAGAAGAGTCGGCACTTTTTTTTTCAAGTTCAAGCAGATTCTCGTGTGTCGCGGCTTGTACGATCATTTTTGGATACTGACTCTTCAGGATATTCAACCTGTGTCGCTCAATTGTGTTTTTTGTAACCGACACTATTCGTATATGCAAGTCATACAATAAATTGTTGATTCTGCTAATGTGATTCTCGTTGGTGTCCAAAGGCATGGGTAGAATCATCCACCTACTTTTCCTGTCGACAATCTCGATTTCAAGTGTTGGAATTTGTGAAACTTCTTGTAACGCCGCATTCACTGCTTTCAACATTGCTTCCCAGCGCTCATCGTTGGAAAAATCGAATCTGTAATAACCAACTTTGTTTTCAAGTTGTTTCAACTGAAAAGGTGTTGACGTTGTTGTTGTTGTTGACGTTGTTGTTGGTGTTGACGTTGTTGTTGACGTTGTTGTTGGCGTTGTTGATGAACTCATATTTCAAGTAACAATGTGGATAGAAGATAGAAAATACACTAATCATTTTTAATTTAATTACATTTTTTTCAATTTATAATTTTATTTATTTATAATTTTATTTATTAATTTATTTATTATATTTAATAAATAACATTAATAGAATCAAAATGGAATCAAAAACATGTAGATATATTGCGGAACTGGACCTGCGATGGATTAATTATTTTATTTAAGGAATAATTAAGGAATATAATAATTTTATATTAACATATTATATAACATAATATAATATTATATAATACAATGCCAAGAATCTCGAAATGCGACAACAAGAATAAAAAAACGCAAAAAAAATACAAATCGCGACCTTCTCCCGCGTTTCCAGCAAATGATTGCAAAAATAAAACCAAAAAAGGGAATAATGGAAAGTTTTTTAAATCTGTCGCAGATAAAAATGGTGTTTACAAGTGGGCACCGGTTGTAAAGAAAAAATAAAAATAAAAATTATAATATCGGTTTAAGTATATACATTAAAGTTAAAATTAAAATAATGGATTTTGATAATGACCCCGAGTTGTCTTCTTTAATGCAACAAGAACAAGAAGATAATATACCGATACAATCAGGTAGAGTAAATCCTTATCCACAGGATACAAATAAACATTATGCGTGGACAAAAACATCAAAAAATAAAAAAAATAATCGTCGTCCCACCTGTAAAACCGAATCATTATCATTATATCCTTATGGTTTTGAACCACCTCCTCCCCCACCCCCTGCTCCTGCTATTATGGTAATGGGTGGGTATAAAAAAATGTCATACGAACAATGCCAAGATGCCAACTGCATTCCCGAAAAAGTTATGAAAAAAGAACGGGACCCTTACTTGCAGTCGTTGAAAAAAAAATGCATCTTGAAAAAAAATCCGTCAAAACAAAATATCAAATCATACTCCAATTGCGCAATAAATCATTATAATGCATCACGTTTAAAATCGCTGGATACTAAACAACTACAATGTATGAAAAAAAAATGTGATCATTTGATCAAATTTGGAGGAAGAAAATATGGGTCACGAAATACAAAAATGAATACTTTAAAAAAAAATAAAAAGAATAAAAGAAAAACAGGAAAAACAGTTAGAATAAAATAAAAATAAAATAATTCATAAAATTGAAAATAAAATACATTCTCGTCATTCCATTCATTCCATCATGATAAAAAGCAAACGACTCATCTGCGAAATAACACCACAACTTGCCGAATTCATAGGTGAACCAGCTAATAAAAAAATATCGCGTACAGAAGTCACACGCAAGATTGACGCATACATTCAACAAAACCATCTTCAGGATGTTATGAATCCCACCAACATTTATCCCGACAAGAAACTCATGACTCTGCTTTTATCCGCTTTTACATTGCCATTGAAACCTTATCCCAAAATGATTACATTTGAAATGCTGCGCGACATTATTTCAAATCATTGCCTTTATACCCAATACGAAGAGTATTATTACATAGGTAGTTGTAATAAGAAAAACCAGACACGCACTTGTCGTCTTCATTGCTATCATCATAATTACAATAGTTACCGAGAATTTTTGTTTTTATGCGCATTCACAATATTGTTTATCATTCTCCCGCTAATCATTATACGATAGATAAAAAACTTGATAGCGTGGTGGTGTCTAATGTCTCTATCATATTTACGCGCATTTTATGGACACATGTCAAATAATAACAATTTTCAGCCGCATTGTATATTTTTTCTTCAACAAGATAACTATCGGCTGGAATATCTATAAATGTGTCGCAGTCATAGTCATGATTGGAACAAACATATGTAATGTATACGCGATTTATTTTATCGCAATACGTATTTAAAAAATCATTGTATATTCGACTTCCGCCAATGATCCACAGCTCGTCATACTTTTCAGATTCGCAAAATGCAATCGCGTCATTTATAGAAGAAAATATGTGACAACAAGATGAAGATGCTGTCAATTGTAAGGGCAAAGGTAAAGATAAAGAGCTAGAAATTATAATGTTGGTTCTATTTTTTAGTGGGCGCCTATTCTCCGGAATGCTGCACCATGTATTTTTACCCATGAGCACTGCATTATTTCCTGCACCTGTCGTTCGTTTTGAAAATAGTGCCATATCGCCTTTTAAATGAGGCCACGGCAACGCACCCTTTAGTCCGATCCCTCCATTTTTAGTAATTGCAACTGCGATATTTATAATCATTTTATTTATTATATTTATTATATATTTAGTATATTTTACAAATAATAGTATTATAATAAATAATATTTTATTATTATAACAACTAAAATAATATACGTGATACAGGGATGAAATTTAAATTTGAGTTTATTGTTTTTATTATTACCGCCGCATTAATTTTAAATACGTATTACGATGGAAAATACTTTAAAATGGTGGAAACAACAAATGCAAGAAAATATATAAAAATGGCAACGATTGGATTTTTCGGTTTGTCCATGTATTTATTCATGAAAAAAAATCCGGCAAATTCTCAGACCATTATGCACCACGCCAACGAATTGATCAAGTACATGCCCATTAGCCGCGAATCCGCAGACATGTTGACCCCATTCTTCGACATGACAAATAAGCGCTCATTTTTTAACAAGAGCGATGGAGATGAAAACGATGGCGATAATGCAAGCGGCTGGACAAATCGGCGAGAACAAAATAGTATCAATAAAATAATGAGTTCGGGAAAAACGACGGGAACTGGAGGAGGGCCCACAAAACGCAGCGTCAGCGAATCCAAAAAGAAATTTGTCGCAGCTGAACAAGGATGGAAATGCGGCGAATGCAAACGCCAGCTTCCAGGATGGTTTGAAGTCGATCATAAAATCCGTTTAGAACACGGCGGTTCTAATTCTGTCGATAATTTGGTGGCTTTGTGCCGAGATTGTCACGGAAAAAAAACGGCATTTGAAAACTTTTAGAATATCATTCATTATTCATTGTATTGATTGTTGTATTGTATTGATTGTTGTATTGTATTGATTGTTGTATTGTATTGATTGTTGTATTGTATATTTTATAAATAATTTTATATTATATAATATATCTAAGAATCTTCTAAAAATTAAATATAAAAAATTAAATATAAAAAATTAAATATAAAAAATTAAATAAAATGCAGTCAATAAATAGTAATGAAAATGGAACAATGGGAACAATGGGAACAATGACAACTTTAACAAAACTCATTTTAATTGCGCTATTATGCATCGTTATAAACATTCCGCTATATTTTTTAGATGAAATGTGGGTCGCCGGCTGGTTTACTAGCGCGTGGATCGGCGCATCGGTCTTAACCTTTCTTTACAATTATGGTTTCAATCTCAACATTACATCATACAACTTGTCCACCCTCTTGAACATGTTTCTTTTCCCGATCTTAACCTACGCATTCTGGATGATATCGATTTATTGGTTGGTTTCATCGGAAATCGATTTAAATGAAAATCCGAACGATAGTCACACTTCCAGAAATATTGCAGCAATTTTTACCGCCGTAATCCCCTTTTTAGCAATTGTAGTCACTATTTTATATAAAATGGATGCAATCCATCTTATTTTTAAGGGAATTGTCGGAAGCATTGCTTTATTTATTTTTGGACTGTTCTTCTATTATTTAAATGTATTGCGCACAAGTTGCGCGAATGGTTCCAATTGCTGGGCATACGCCGGATGGTCCACGTTTTTATCTTTTATTATAACAACCATAGTTTTTACAGGATTGTCCTTTGCAAATATTCCAAATGCATTTTTGAAAATGTTTCAGATATTCCCAAAAAATTTTACAGATAATTTAAGCGCTCCCATGAATATTTTTTCAATCATCATGTATGTGATCCTCTGGATATCCAGCATTATCGTATTTTTTCGACACGACGCAACCTTTGGAGACGAAGAAGGCGATCCCGTAAATATATCGTTTACAGTCATAGCAATTCTATCGCTGATAATATTATTCATCAAACAATTCGAATTTGCATCAAGATTTATAACACGACTAATTCAACTTTTTATGAATACTGAATTTAGCCCCTATACAATTTTATTGCACGCTGCAATTATTTTTTCAATACTATTTGGTATCAACATTACAACAACATCTTTAAACAAAACAGGGTGGAATAATAATCCGTCCATTTTGGCCATATTTATTTGTACACTTGTTGTAATTATATTTTATATAGGCATATTATACTACAACTATTAAAATTATTTTATTATTTTATTTCATCTATTTATTTTATTTTGTTAATTTAGTGACCGTTGCTTTAGTAGATGGATAGCGATGCAAGAGATGCATTCATGATGAAAGCTATGAAAGTCAAAGATTCCATTTCTGATTTTGGAGCGTCCTTTAAATTTTTTACAATACTTATCACCCTTGTCGTCTTATGCATTTTAGCATATGGGTACAGTCATAATTTTATTAAAAATCAATGGTGGTTTTCCGCAGCATTTGCATTTATACTTTTATCCGCCGCTTTCTTAAAAATCGTTTTCAACTTGTCTGCAATTTATATCATTTTGTATGTTTTAGTCGCAGTTTCAGAACTGCTCTTTTTAATAAACACGCTAGCCGGAATCATAATGTCTTGCATTGTTGGACTCATCGTCCTGTACATTTTATACCTCACAATTATAAAAGGTGAGAATGTAACTAATTTGGTGAATGCATTTTTTAGCGACGCGTCCTTGTCCGATCCCCTCTACATTATAAACAAAATTATAACATTTTTGTGTAACTATTTTGTAAAAGGTACGCTAGTTACCCTCATTAAAAATTCAATGTTGATTATTTTTCTCATGTATTTGGGATTGGTGTATTATATTTATACAAAACAGCCCTATCAAGTGGTTTCAGACAATAAATCGATATTTTTATTCCTGTTTTTATTTATTGGATTCGCGCTTTTATCGCTACTCGTAATGGGAATTGAAGCATTTATACCCTTTATAACCTCCTTTTTAAAATATGCGATAATCATCGGTATAGTCATAGGTCTGATTCTCGCTGTTCTACACGTGTATACCAACGTGCCCATCATTGCAAACACGGTTTTATTCATTCTTAATATTGCAATCCTTGTCGGTATTCTGGCCATGATTGTACGATTCATCGGAGCCGAAGCCCCAAATTATATTTCTGGACCCCCCACGTGGTCGAGTTTAATATTTAAAATTATGATTTATATTCCGTGTATGTTTCTGAACTTGGCCGATTATTTTCGAAACGAATTCAAATTGGCGCAACGACAATGGACATACGTCATTCTTTTAGCATTCGAAATCTTATTCATTGCTTTAATTTTCCTCCTTCCAAGCGTATTCGATGCGATCGTTAATCATAACGGCGAAGTTATTTTGGATAAAGTGCTGCCTTTGAATGCGAAAAGTGAACCGTTTGATGTCATTATAACCGACCCTTCAGATAACAGCCAGACAGTTTCTTTGACGCCGTCTCTTGCAGACAATGTTAAAACAAATAGTCCGCACTACAGTTATGGAGTTTCCGCATGGTTTTATATTCACCCTGAACCGCTTAACAGTTATTCGTCTGGCAACGGCAGCAACGGCATAAACATATTGAACTTTGCAACAAACGGAGACGGCAATGGCGGAGCGCCGCAAGTGTCATTTAATCCGGCGACCAATGAGCTGATCGTGAATGTTCAAACGAGCACAAATAATAATAATAGTCAAAAACAGGTTATTGTTCCGAATCCAGTTCTTTTACAAAGATGGAATCATTTATTCATCAACTTTAACAATAATGGCATTATGGATATATTTTTAAACAACAATTTAGAAAGTTCAACGCCAAATATTATTCCGAAATTGCCAAAAACGTTGATTGTTGGTTCCGATTCAGGAATGTACGGTCAAGCGTGCAATGTGGTATATTACAAAGATGTCGTGGGCTCTCAGGGCATTTCTTGGATTTATAACACGCATAAACTATTAAATCCGCCATTAAAACCCAACTTTTAGATAAAATTTAAAATTGTTTTTAAATTAATTAAATCGTTTTTAATTAAATAAATGCAAATAATTAAAAATAACTTGCAATAAAAAAAAATATTACAAGTTATATATAGAAATAGAAATAAAAATCAAAGTAAAATGGATTTTTCTTGGTCAACGATTATTATTATTATACTCATCATCGTCATTGTGTATTTCGTTTGGACAATGCTCTCTTCATCCTCTTCAACTACTGTAATTAGCGGATCGCAGGATGCAAAAACTCAAACATCTTTGTCTATACCCGACAATAACTATAGTTTTGCCCTTTCCATGTGGATTTATGTGAATGACTGGGAATCAACATCGGTAGACAAACCAATCATATCTTCGGAATCCGACTCTTCGAAAAAAAAAGATCCCAATTTGCTCATTAGTTTAGGTAAAGATAACAATACGCTGAACGTGTCTTTAGGAAACAGCGGCGACACGGTAATTCCTTCTATTCCAAATATACCGCTGCAAACATGGGTATCCATCATATTAAATGTAAACAACGGAAGTTCTATTGACATTTTCATCAACGGAAAATTGGTTCAAACAAATGCTTTGGCAAAAACATGGAGTTTAAGCGCCGGATCATTGTATGTTGGTTCCAAAAACGGGTTTGACGGATTCATTACTATGGCAACCTATAATAAGGCGCCGCTTGGCCCGCAAGACGCGTGGGATATTTATTCCAGTGGATATGGCAGCGGCGGCGGAAGTTCAGTGACCGATTTTTTCAACAAGTACAAAATTAGATTCGCTTTTGTAAAAGACAATGTTGAACTGTCTCGACTTGATGTTTAATTAAAAATTCGGAATTCGAGATAATTGCTGAAAAAAAAATAATTAATAATATTTTTATTAGGTAAATATTATTAAATAATATAGTAACATATAGTAACATAATAAAAATATATAACATGAACATTGGAATAATCACAAATTCCATCGAATATCTTAAAATAATTATCAATGTTATAAATAGTATAAATAATAATAATAATAATACTACTACAAATACAAATAATATAAAATACATTATCACTAACAATGCACACGTGTTTACTTATTGTCTCGTCAACTTGAAAACAATATTAAATATTTTTAATATTAAAACAGCTGATACCATAAATGATGATTTTATATCAATTTTACCAAAAGTAGATTTACAAATAATGTATAGTTTTTATATTATACCAAAAATATTGTATATGCATCCCAAATACAAAACAATAAATATTCATTATTCATTACTTCCATCTTACAGAGGACCTAATCCAGTATTAGCGCAAATATTAAAAAATGAAAAATATACAGGAATATCTATTCATTATGTTAGCGATGTAATAGATGATGGAAACAATATAATTGCACAAACAGATAAAATTCCCATTATTTATAAAAATACAAATACGAATTCATATTATGCAACTTTATCATTATTAAATAAAAAAGTAACAACTACACTCGAGAGAACAATTCGTCTTATAAATTATAAAAAAATATTAGATCCAATAAAAACAATGTACGAAAATTCATACTATTCAAAACATCAAATTAAACAATTAACAATTAATAATGCAAAAAAATAAATAATTAATAATATCAAATTATATTATATCGGTTAATATTAATATTATTAATTCAGTTAATTAATAAATAATAAAAAATGCTGTTTTATGGAAAACAAATTGATTTTACATATATTATTTTAATTGTAATTTTAATTTTGGCCATCTATATTCTTTATTCGTTTTACCAGCAACAAAAAGAGACCATTCAGGTAGTATCATTATCACGACCCATCATGCAACCAAAAACTGTTCCAATACCGAATAATGTTGCGCTAAGTAACGGCGCATTCGCCGTGTCATTATGGGTCAATTTGAATTCGTCACCTCAATTTACGGCAACTGCTTTAGGTGGTGGCGGCAATACATCTAGTTTGAACTTGATGCGTTTAACAAATGCAAATTCAACATCAACTGCCGCACCAACCGTACCTGTAACACTTTTAAGCTTGACTATTGATAACAATGGAAATCTCGGTGTTTCCTATTTCATAAATTCTTCAAATCAAATGACAACCATTATGCTGTTTCCAATCGCAGAACCCGTAAACATCGTTTTAAATTATAACGGGGATGACGACATTGACGCCGATAAAAGTGAAACCGTGTACGACCCAACCACGAATAAAAATATACCCGTTTATAACCCGGATTCAAATACTTTTTACAACGGCAGTAAACGCGCCCTCGATGTGTATATAAACGGGTTTCTAAACAATACGGTTATTATTGATACGCTGACAAACTCGACAAGTAATGCAAATTCGCCGTACGTCACCTACATGGACGCATCCATGAATTATATCACAACAAACGGAAACCAGCTCGTTATTGGCGATAGCCAAACAACAACCATATCGTTGGATGGAACGATATCCAATGCCACATTCATTAAAAATGGATGTTCGCCGCAAGACGTTCGCAGTATTTTTAATCAAGGAAATAGCGGAAGTATTTTAGAAAACTTATTGTCCTATAAACTTCGTTTCAGTTTGCTCGAAGACAATAGAGAAGTTAAAACGTATGATGTTTTATAATGAGTTGGAAAATCGTTGGGACAATAACATTAATCCCCCAAAAATAGAGAGATTCTTCGTAAATGAAATCATTTCCGATTTATTCGTCGGAAAATGAAAAATTAAAATTGTCATCGCGGTAAATACCGCTAATCCAATTGTCGCAATATATGCATACTCTTGATACTTGCTCGTATATAATGAATACAATATTAGTAAACTTCCAAGTGTGAGTAGTCCGATCACTCCCGCAATGGCTGCATCATATATAAATGAAACGAACGCTTTATATTGATTCAAATACTTTTTGAAATACGCTAAAAATGGAATGCCTGCGATAGCGACGCTTATTAAAAGAAACAAGTACACGTTTTTTGTTTGCATTGAAATAATATAGAAATAAATGATTGTTATCACGATTGCCGCAATAAATATAGGATTCAACTGAATCGCATTTATTTTGGCCTCTAAAAAATTCGCAGTATCTTGAAAATTTGCAATCTTATTCAACCCTCCGGCTAAAAATATAAACAACAGTAAAAACGCATTGAAACAAATAAATAATTTATCCATTTTATATTATTTATTTATATTTTATTTGTATTTATTCATGTTTTATTTGTATTTATTCATGTTTTATTTGTATTTATTCATATTTTATTTGTATTTATTCATTTTTTACATGTTTCTATAGAATCTATACTTCCAAATCTTCCTAATCATATTCTGATATTTTTTAATAATACTTGTATCGCGCCCTCTATAAAAAACGAAAAAGTTTCCATTATCGTCTGCGGTAACTCCTAGTGGTGTTTCATCCGGTGCACTTTGAATTGTCATAATGCGATACCCGTCAGAATAAGAAAAAATGTCCACGCATTTATTTGCACGATCTATCACAATCAAATCATCCATTTGTCCCAAAGAAAGTCCGACGGGTTCATACGGATGAACTTGAACTGAATGAGGAGGAGGAAGACCGATGGTTCTCAAGTAAGTTCCGTCGCTTAATTGAAACACTTGAATTCTACTATTGACTGCATCAGCAACTATCAAATGATTGCCGGTACTGTCAATAATAAACGACGGAACGTATTCGCCAAGCTCTTTGCACACAAATTCGCGAACCGGTGATAAGTCACTCTTTCTACATATCAAAAAATGTTTTTGGCGAGAAGTAGTATCGAGTAACACGATTTCATCCATGAGCGGATTTGGATTTATTGCAAATTTAAACATACGCTCCGCCATGTTTGCAAAACGCGCTATTTTAGGACCTGGCGGAGTATAATCAAAATTTTTAGGTTCTGGTGGGGGAGTATAATCAAATTTTGTTAATAAACAATTGTTCAAATTAGGCCCTATGCCTCGACCCATTGTAAAAAAATGATTGGGATTATTTTTATCCCACGCAAAACACGTTATTGAATTCCCGGTATAATGTTTTATACTACGACTTATTATTCTTCCACCATTACTCATACCGTTTTCATTATCACATTCCAATAACACATCTGCTATATCATTGTTTAAAACTCTTGGATTATATTCTACTCTACCATTAAATGTTGTTTTAACATCTATGGAAATATTGAATCCATTTGTTATTGATTGGGGGTTGTTTCTTAATGCAAGTATATTGCCATTAAAAATGTACCCCGTCTTTTGAAAACGCAAATCTGGTCTATCTTCATAACCACTTAAATCAATGCTGCAAACGAGTTGATATCTTTTATCTATTGCTTTCTTGTAAAACTTGTCACTTTCGGATAACGAATAACTTACACTATCCGTTTTGAAGGGTCTATTTTGATTTGTTTTCGACATTTGCTTTAATGGTGCAAAAGTCATTGGAGAGGGGAATGGGTTTTTAACGGGACTTACAACTGCAGCATTAACAGCATTAGCAGCATTAGCAGCATTAGCAGCATTAGCAGCATTAGCAGCATTAACAACATTCGTCGCTAGTAATTCAGGAGAACGACGTGGCGTGCGGGTCAATTTTAACGCAAGGCGCGGTCGTTCGAGAGATTGAGGTGTAGACGGTGGATCCGGGTTTTCTTTTTCTCCAGGTTCCATTCCTCCTATTATCATATTCATATTCCTATAATTTTCATGTTTATGTTTATTCGTTATTTTTTTATTCTTTTTATTCATTTTACCTATTTTTTTCTTATGCGTTTTTCTATTTTTTCGATTTCTAAATAATAATTTTTTCATTATTAATTAATTAATTAGTAATTAATTCAATATATATAACAATATATATTAATTTAATTTTTAAATTTGGGTATTATATTTATTATATATTATATTTATTATATTTATTATATTTTTGAAAGCGCATATCCGCCTTCTCCCGTCGTTAAAACCCGCTTATATTGTTGTCCCGTTTCGTGCATCTTTAAATGGCACGACTCGCAAACTGTCAGTAAATTGGCCCGATGATTTTTATGAAAATGATGAATGTAGTCGTTTACATCCGCCTCCTTCTGGTGCTGCAAATGGTGCACTTCTTCGCCCGTCTCTTTTTTACATAGCTCGCACATCCCCTTCACTTTATGCGCATTAAAATGACTCGGCTTGAAATTCAAATCCCCAGTTCCCGCGCCTTTTGCACGGTACTTTACCCGAATCGCATTCGCCATCTTCAAAAAATCATCCGGTAAATGCAGCGACTTGCATACTTCAAGACCGTACATGCTCGGCCCCGCACCATCGCGCAGCTTCCGGTCATATATTAGCATGTCGCTCGCCCTGTCATACGTGACCGCCATGTGTTTCGTCGTCAGTTTGTCCAATTGCGCAATTTCTTCATAATCCACAATCTCGTGCATGTGTGTGGCGAAAACAAAACAACTTTCGAGTGCGTGCAACTTTTGTAACCCGGCAACGAAAATGCTAATCGCGGAATCGATTTCCGTGCCCGAACACAGCTCGTCTCCCAAAATCAAACTGTTTTGGTCCGCACATTTCAATATGACTCGAAGCTCCGACATTTCAACCGCAAACGTCGACATTCCTTTAAATAAATTATCATTGCCCAAAATCCGCGTCATAATGCTCCTATAAGGTCGATACGTAAATGCCGAACATGGCACATATAGTCCCGCTTGCGCCATAATAATGCAAATTCCTAGCGCCCGAATCATGCTCGTTTTTCCAACCGCATTGGTCCCATACAACAATAACCCGCGCTCCTTTACTCCAAGCGAAATATCATTCGTCACGTACAGCTCGTCCTCGTTAATTCGCTCGATTAAACAATGGCGAATGTCTTTCGCGTCAACATACGATCCATTAGACCCGGATCCTTCATTTGAGTCAATTATCGGTTTGCAATACTTGTATTTGCGGGCAATGTGCGCCTGATTCTGCATCAAATCAATATCCGTAACGAATGAAACTACAGTTTGAAACGACTCTTGATACTCTTTCAGTTCGCACACGAATTTATGAAATACTAATCCGATCTCATCGCGAATTTTATTTCTCGTTTCGCTAATGGATGCGCATACGCTGGATAACGCTTCATGTACGAATGTCACCGCGCTGCTTCCCGCCTTGACAAATTGCAGCGTCGACAAGTCAAACTCAATCGTTTTTTTATTAACACCTTTATTTGGTCCTTCAGCAATTGAATGATATTCCAGTTTTGACATGTGATCGCGCGCCTTTACTCTCTTGCCAATTTGGTCCAGCAGTAATTTGCTGCGCCGCTCCGTCGTCTGAATGCTGAATCCCGCTTTTTCGGTTTCGTGTTTCTTTACAAACTCTTTTTCTTTTACTACGTCTTTTGTAGTAGCGCCTTTTTTCTCTCCAATTGCAATCAAATCATTGCAATGCGCGCGAATGGCTTCCAAAATGCTGCACCCGTCTTCGTGCATAACGTATGTGGAATCGAGATCCTTATTTACGCCCGGTCGAACAAAACAATCTTGGTAACTCAAATCGAAATCGAGAGAATCAATAGTTCGACATTTTTCAATATAAAAGCACGAGCCCATTTTTAACATTAATTCTTTGCATATATTCGTAATTCTCTCTGGATCTGAATCTACGCGCAAATATTTCAACAAGGTTTGGTCGTCCTTTATTTCTTCATACATGTCCGATATAATTTGGAGATTGGTATATAAAACGTAGAGAGAATTGGGACAAATCTTCCCCATCTGTATTCTACGATGCAGCTTTTCAATGTCTTTTATGTTTTCAAGCGTACTCCTCCATACTGTTGTATAATTTATATTGTTTATGTTTACATTATTTATATTTTTTTTGGTTTTTGTTACTGTTCCTGTACCACATTTTTCTTCTTTTTTTAATATATATTCTGTAATATCATATTCTCTCTGTATTGTGGACACATTAAACGACGGATGCAGCAACCGATAATGAAAACGTCTTGCACCCATCGGCGTTTTGCACTTGTTCAGTAGTCGGAACACGGACGAGTTGGAGCCGCCGCCTTCTTTGCTGTCGATTATATTCAACTGTTCAAGTGTATGATTTGCGAGAACCATGCGATCCGACCGGTTTTCAAAACACGGTTCTTCAATTTTTGACGTCAAGTGCGGATTATGTTCATACACAAAATTCAGCAAAAATGTATACGACTGAATCGCAAACTCGTATAACGAATGTGACTGGAATATCGCACTGCATACATGAAATGAAAAAAACTTCTCCATCACTTCTTTCCGATACGTTTGTTTTTCCGCATTTTTCGCCTGGACGAAAAGAGGATATGGCTGCACTGCAGCATCTGACCGATTCAAATCAATCCAATGAATTGCGCTTGCACTTGAAGGCATATTGGCATAATTTTTTATGTCTTCGATTTCATTCGCAGAGAGATTTGAAATAATAATAACTTCGCTCGGACGAAATGACGACACGAATCGTTCCAGTTCATCATACGTCGTCTGACTATGACGCGGATTTATTTCCGATTCAATTTCAAAACAGGTGCTCTTTCCCGTATAAATATCAATATTCGACATTCCCATTATAATTTTTTTATTTGCGCTAAAACTTAATCGCTCGATCCAAAAACAGGACGTATTATTAGATAGAACGGCGGAATCACTCGAAAAAAACGTTCCTGGCGAATAAATGCAATACAAACTTCGCGTCGTGTTTGCGCCTTGACCGTCTTGCACGTATACCACAATCGTGTATCCGTGTTCTTGCATTTTCTTCACATATCGCTCCAAACTGTAGTCCCTAAAATTACACGTAAATGGAAATCCTGCCATGCACCTACCGTTTGTAATCGAAGTATTTAAATCACAAACCGTACAAAATTCTCTCATATTTGCATCTGCGATATTATTATTCGCATCTGCCCTTGAATAACACTCGAAAAATGAACCCACCTGCATTAACAATATTGTTTTATTTCCATATTTATTCACGTATTCTCTCGAGAGACGAAAATACTCATCGGTTAGCGTCGTTGACATGATTGTACTTATGTTTATGACCGCGTTTGTCGTGTCGCCTAATTGTTATATTTATTCATCTCATTATTTTATATTTGTTTCATAAAGTATATTAAGACCGAGATTTCGAAACCCTCTTCATAAATCGATAAAAAACATAGAGAGAAAAAGCCGTCATAAAAACATAAAATGCCTTGACATACATGTCATCCGGCAATTTCGATAAATCGTTTCCTACATTACTATTTTTTAACTTATTTTGACGTTTTTTACTATTAGTATTATTTTTACCATTTTTACCATTCTGCTCGATTTTCTTATAATTTTTTAGCTTGTTTCGATTTGACATGTGACCACTCGCATCATTAGAATCATCATCCGATGAATCGCTCAAATTATTATTTTTTCGACTCGTAAATGTTTCTGTGCACGTTAATGTGGGATCGGCTGGATTTTTCTTATCATTAAAAATGCACGGGTCCATATTTTTTACATCAGCCACGGCAACAAATTGGGTTTGATTGCCGACATTATCTTTTCCCGTGTCATTGAAATTGGCATCTGTAACCGGCGTAACCGTTTGAAGAGTGATTGACATGCAGTCAGGATTTTCACCCATCATGAACGATTTGAATAAATTCAAGGGATTTAATTTCCCTAAATCGCCGAGAACTCCGGGAATAAGTCCCTCAAATTCCGTAAAATCGGTTCCTCCAAGTCCAGATGAAATAAACGGAATGTTGCCGTTTGGTATATTATCAATATAAATATAGCGATCCACCTTTTTTCCAGATGCAACATCGGTGCACTGTCCACCGGTTTTCAGGAAGAATTTATCGCCCAATGGGCCGCCGGTAGTCGATCCGCCAGTTCCCGAAACCAGCAATTCTACATAATTAATGAGTCCATTCACATCATTGGTTAGCGCGCCAAAATTGCCATCGGCTGACATGCCCATATCTGACGGTTTTAAAATGCGTTTCCAATACAAATAATCGGGACCCAACAAACTTTGCTCTGCTCCCTTCATATCCGTCATTATATCTGAAAAAAAACTTGCCATCTTATTTAATTTTTATTTTCTTTTATGAAATGTTTTTAGTTTTTATACTTATATTTATTCTTTATTATTTATTTTATCTATTTACCTATATAATAAATAATAATATTATTATATATATTATTTTCATATTTACTTTTTCATATTTACTTTTTCATATTTACTTTTTCATATTTACTTTTTCATAATGATGATATAATAATTATTCATCATCTGAAAATATTTGTCGTTCCTGATAGAAACACTCGTCGTCGCTATCAAAATACCACTTGTCGTCGCTATCAAAATACCACTTGTCGTCGCTATCAAAATAGGTTGCAGTATTCGGATTTTCATCATAGATGGGAACGACAGTTGGAGCGTCAGGTCGAATGAGGGTTTTGTGAGACGGATGAGAATTTTCGAAAGGTCTGAATGCGACCGATTGCTGTTTTTCTGTAACGAGTTCATTGGATGCAATAAATGCGAGTGACGTGGCACGATCTCTTGTTGCTGCTGTTGCCGCTGCTGCTCCTCTTGTTGCTGCTGTTGCTGCTGTTGCCGCTGCTGCTGTTGCCGCTGCTGCTCCTCTTGTTGCTGCTGTTGCCGCTGTCGCTGCCGCTGCTGCTCCTCTTGTTGCTGTTTGTATAGAAGGAGGAGTGTTAGAAACAATTGAAGCCCAAGATTTCATCGAATGTAACAAGTAGTGGGTAACAACTACTGGGTTTAGAACGCTATAAATTATTGTTTTAATATAAAAAAAATCAATTTATCTTTTTTTTTATATATTTTTTATATATTTTTGTTTTGTTTTATTGTGTGTATAAACTATTGTGTATAAACTATTGTGTATAAACTACTGTGTGCAAACCCGATAATACGTAGAATGAACTGCCGATTTACTGGCTCGGTCAATTTTGCACACATCGCCCGGTCGCATCCCTATTGCTAAAGCAACCGGATCGTACCTTGAAATATCCGGCAGCTGAGATGTATTAGAAATATTATACTTTTTCATCATCTCATCCGATTCTTCCTTTGATAAAATGGTGTGCGGCGGAACGTATTGATGATTCAATATATTAAATTGAAGCCGGTCAAGAGACAGAAGCACAATGAACCGCCCCTGCAAAAACAGCTGATTCAAATACTGATTCATCGTTTTGACTTCCTGCCTTGTAACAATAATCAAAGCGTCCTTGTCTGTTAAAACAGTATCATTCGCATTTGCAGATATTCCCATTCCTCCGATTTCACCGCCTGCGCCTAAAATATACAAATCTTCTATCAAGTCGTTGATGTGACTCGTACTCAGCATCTTTTCAAGGTGAAATTTGATATAAGCTTTTTTTTTATGTTTGCCATTGTCTTTGCCTTTATCAGATGACTTCTTTTCAACCAACATGTCAAGCTGCTTGTGCATAAACATGGCATTCACTTCATTCACTCCAAAATTGGTGTAACCCTCTACATCATAGCCCTGCGACATCAATAAATCCAATAAGTTTTTTCTCGCATTATACAGACGCGCGATTGTTTTGCTTGCATTTGTTGACGATGACATTAGATTAAAAGTTGTATAACTATCTATCTCTTTTAACAATAATATATATGTATAACTTTAATTCAATTTTTAATATATTTTATTAAAAAAATATAAAATACATTAATGCACTTTAATTCTGTAATATGTGGAATATTCTGGAATATTTATTGAATATCTACATGAGTCAAAAAATGACGCCTGCAGCACATCTTAGTAAACCCGATATCATCGAGTACTTGGCCCTCTGCCGTCTTTCTGATATTGTGCCTCGTTAAATAAAGCACTTTATCAACGGAAACATCGCCGTTTTTGCCGCCTTCCTGTTCTTCAAGTTTTTTCTCTCGAACCTTGCTCAAATAATACCTGTACTTGTCTGCGATTACCTTTCCGCACGTATAACACTTTACTGGAATGATCATTATGTTGGTTTGTGTTGTCTATTGTCTGTTGTCTTGTCTGTGTGTTTATATAAATATATTATTTTATATCAATTTTTATTTTAATTCTTTTTTAAATAAATAAATTATAATAAAAAAGTGAAATTTATGAAAATGATTATAAACAACGAGGTCCAGTTTTCGTTTCGTTATAATAATAACAGTCCACATCTATTTTTTTTCCAGTATCATCGTGATTAAATGTAATCCCGTTTTTATTTCCTGCGCGACATACGCCATCGGGATTATCGGCCGTAACTACCCAACCGCAGCAATCCGTATTTAAACAAGACGCTTTCCCAAATACTTTACATTCGTTATCAATGTCGGTTGCTGAACTACCTTTTGATGCATGCATATTACAAAATCCCGACTTTAATTTTTTTTCAAGATCAATTGGGGGTGTTAACAATGTATTTTCATTATTTTTACTTGATGCAATATTATTATTATTGAGATTATTTTTAATGATGACATTATTGTTATTATTATTGGTATCATCGTTATGGTCGCCACTATTATCATTATCACCATTTATGTCATTTTTGCCCATTTTATGTTCCATTGTCTCAATAATAAGTTTTTTTGATCTGGTCATAGGCATGTCGAATGTCACTTTCGTCATGTTGACATATACTATTATTCCGAAAATAACAACTGTAATGCCAAGAATGTATGCGAAATTCTCGTATATGAACCCAAACATCATGGCAGTCAATGACAATATATAAATGAATAGGTTGTCGTCTTTTCCAGGAGAAGTATCCATGTTAGTTTATATATTTATATTTGAGAGATAGAGAAATAGAGAAATAGAGAGATAGAGAGATAAATTGATTAATATTATAATATATATTATTTTATAAAATAAATTATAAATTATAAAATATTTTTATTTTCGTCTTGTATTATTTTTTTTAATTTTTTTCACACTTGTTCGATTCATTTTTTTTATAGTAGGAAACCTATAACTAACAAAACATATTGCAGTAAATACAGAGCCGTGTTCTTCTTTCACATCCAAATATTCATATACGAAATTCTTACCTGGATGAATTTTATACCCATTATCTGTTACGTTATCTTTATACAGTTGCATTTTTCCAGATTCTTTCATTACTCCGTATCCCCTTCTCTCAATCATTCCAACAATGGATTGTAACAAGGATTGTTCGGCTTCTTCTTTTGTTCCCGAACCCGAATATTCACACGCAAAACCTCCTAAATATTTGCCTCTTGGGTCCGTCACTGATGTGGTAATAACAGCTGCGCTAATTTTTGACCCCCGTTTACCATTTGCTTGTGCTTTAATGCACTCGAGTACTTCTCCCCATTGTAATCGCTTTAAACCCTCTTCTTTTGTTAATTCTTTTGATTCGGTTGGCATGACGCTCGTATATTCGATAACATTCGCATTCTGTATACCGGCATTAAACAGCGCGGCGTCATACGATCCCGTTTCATATGGAAGTCCTTTCGATCCCGCATTCGATTCACCTTTTCCTTGTGTTATAAAATATTCATACGGAACCCTATTTCCTAAAATAATCATATTACGATTGTTATATATATAATAATATTATTTATAATTGTTAATATTATTATTAAAATTTCATTTTTTAATTTGTTTTGCTTTATATTTTTATTTTTTATTTAAAACTTTTTAACCGCACCATCATTCATATAATTATGCATAAATGTATCACCTCCCACATTTACAACTTTTCCGGTCATATTCGCTTCTTCATACATTTTTCTTATTAAGTTTGATGGAGCAGTTGAACCAAGTTTCAATAAATTGTTTTTTATTAATTCATTCTTGACATCATGTATCGGAACATTTTTTAATTCACGTTGCGCATTTTGAATCTTCTTAATCGTTTTATTATTTTTAATTAAAATACTTATTGTTTTTCCATATCTTCCAAGTTTATATTTTTTAATTGTCGTTTTTCGTTTCACTTGTTTAATTTTTCTTGGAACATGTTTTGGTTTGTTGGATTTTTTTAGTTTGTTATTTTCAACACTTTTACCATTATTTATGGAGCCATGTCCCGATGATTGTGATCCATATTTTTTCAATGTTTTATTATAGTATTGACGATATGACGGCTTGGTTCCTCCTTTTAATGCGCCATATGGTTTATCGTGATATTTAAACTGAAATGAATTCTGATTATCATTATCATTATCATTATTATCATTATCATTATTATCATTATCATTATTATCATTATCATTATTATCATTATCATTATTATCATTATCATTATTATCATTATCATTATTATCATTAAGAAAATTTTCATACTTCAATGCGGAACGCGGTGGAGGAGGAGGTGGAGGAGGAGGCGGAGGAAGAGGCGGAGGTGGCGGTGGAGGTGGTGGCGGTGGAGGTTTTATTTGCGATACAATGGTTTCTATTTTTTGAAATGGAATTGTTGGCGTTGTTGGCAATGATACTGTTGCTCCTTGTTGTCCTTGTTGTCCTTGTTGTCCTTGTTGTCCTCCTTGAAATTGTTGCAGTTGTTGTTGCAATTCAGAAAGCGTGGCTGAAATGTCTCGAATGGGTGGAACCGTTGGTGGTATTTCTAAAGATATCGGAGAAGTCAGTTCGCTCGGTACATCTAATGTAACTTGTGTAGGTGTATAATATTTATTTTTTTTTGTGTTTGAATGATTATTATTGTTTTGTTTAAATGATTTTAAATAATTTAAAGATTCTTCAAAATCTTTCGAAAATATACTTTCATATTTTTTTTTATCAAACAGAGGTTTATTTTTATCTAAACTGTTGTGACTAATACCTTTTTGCTGTTTCTCTTTTTCTTTTTCCTTTTTTTCTTCATCTTGTTCTTGATATCCTTGTTGCCCTTGTTTATGCGTATGTAGCCGTTTTTCTTCTCGTTTTTGTTTTAATAATTTGATCAAATTATTTTTTAGTTCACTGGGTCGAATGAATCCTGTCGTCTTTTTCACTGTTTTACCTCCAGTATTTTTATTTTTAATTCTTTTTTGTAAATTCGGATTTAAATGTTCATGGTTAATTACAATTTTTTTTTTAATTTCACTCATATTTTGTTATTTGTTATTTATTCGTTTAATTTGTTACTCCTAATTTATTCCATCTATTATTTTATATAATTTTTATCTAATTTTATATTTTATATTTTTTATCTATTTTTATATTTTATATTTTTTATCTAATTTTATATTTTTTATCTAATTTTATATTTTTTATCTAATTTTATATTTTTTATTTTTAAATATTTTTTATTTATATTTAGTTGTAAAAAATATTTAAAAATAAATTGATTTATAAGTTAATAAGATTTATCTTCACAAACAAAATGGAGTGTCGTGCTGCTTCGTCTTCGTCTTCGTATACTTCTGCTTATACACGTTCAATGGATTTTAGCGCTGGATTTGGATTAGAGCAGGACGACAATCATGATGATGATGTTGTCATGACAGTTGCTTCAGACAAACCCGCGATAAAAGAAATAAAGGTAGGCGAAGAATATGATTACGACGATGACAGAAATATTAATTATGAAGAAACGCCGTGGAAAATAATAGGTTCGTATTTTGAGGGTCAACACTTGCAACGCCTGGTTAGACACCAAATCGAATCATACAATGATTTTGTAAACAATCAAATACAAAGAACAATTGAAATGTTCAATCCCGTTGTAATCGCTTCAGAACAGGATTATGACAGGAAGACAAGAAAACATAAACTAGAAATTGATGTGACATTTAGCGACTTTCATCTTTATCGTGCTCAAATACACGAAAACAATGGTGCAACAAAACTCATGTTTCCTCAAGAAGCTCGTTTAAGGAACTTTACATATGCATCTACAATGACAGTAGATGCAAATATAAAATACACTGTTCGTTCAGGCGAACATCTCGAACATGTGCAAACTTTTCACAAATCTTTGCCCGGAATCAATATCGGCAAAATGCCAATCATGTTGAAATCATCCACTTGCATTTTAAATCAATATAGTCACATTAACCATAATGAAACGGGCGAATGCGCTTACGATGCCGGTGGTTACTTTATTATCAATGGAAGCGAGAAAACCGTTCTCGGTCAAGAAAGAGCCGCCGAAAATAAAGTGTTCTGCTTCAACATTTCCAAAGGAAATACAAAATGGAACTGGCTCGCAGAAGTGAAATCGGTCCCCGACAATAAATGCATTTCGCCCAAACAAATCAACATGACGATTGCTTCAAAAAATAACGGATTCGGCTACCCGATTTATGTTCAAATTCCGCGCGTCAAACACCCGATTCCGCTGTTCGTTCTGTTTCGCGCCTTGTCCGTTTTGGCCGATAAGGATATCTGCGAAAAAATACTGTTCGACGTCGACAATAAAGAAGGAAACAATGAAACAATTCTCATGGCGTTAAGAGCATCCATTATTGACGCCAACACTGTACTAACACACGAAGACGCCATGCGCCACATCACGTCCATCGTAATGTACACACCAATGAACATGGACAAGGAAACGGGGGCAAAAAAGAAACGCGAGTTTGCAACCGAAATTCTGAATTCGGATTTGTTTCCTCACTGCAAAACCCCCACCCAAAAAATATATTTCTTGGGATACATGGTAACACGTCTCATCAAATGCAGCTTGGGGATTTTAAAGCAGGATGATCGCGATTCCTACATGAATAAGCGCATCGATTTAACGGGCGCATTACTCAATAATTTATTCCGAAACTATTTTAACAAGGTGGTCAAAGATATGACGAAACAGGTGGTTCGCGAAATCAATACGGGTTCGTGGCGTTCCACCGAAGATTATCTCGGAATTATCAACAAGACAAACGTCTACAAAATCATCAAATCAACAACCATTGAAAATGGAATTAAACGCGCGCTATCTACCGGCGATTTTGGAATCAAAAATATAAACACAAACAAGGTCGGCGTCGCACAAGTTCTGAATCGCTTGACATACGTCTCCAACTTGAGCCACCTTCGCAGAATCAACACGCCAATCGACAAGAGCGGAAAGCTCATCCCCCCGCGCAAACTTCACAATACCACATGGGGATTCCTCTGTTTGGCAGAATCTCCTGAAGGTGCCAGTGTCGGCGTTGTCAAAAATATCAGCTACATGTCACACATTACAATTCCCAGCAATCCCGAGTCGCTTCATGCACAGGTGAAATCGCACATTGAACCGCTAGATGCAATCGCGGACTGCAAATATTTGTACGATAAAGTAAAAGTGTTTGTAAATGGCGCGTGGGTAGGAATCAGCAGAGATCCAATTGAATTGTACCACCTTTTGAAGGACAAGAAATGCAAAGGGATCATCAATATTTACACCTCAGTCGTCTTCGACATTCGAAACAAGGAAATCCGCATTTGCAGTGACTCGGGAAGAATCACACGTCCCGTTTTGCGCGTAAAAGATAACAAGTCGTTTATTACCGCCGACATCCTTCATAAACTGGACCGCAAAGAATTGAGTTGGGATGACTTGGTAACCGACTGCAAAATTGATAACGCGCTCATTGAATACATTGACCCCGAAGAGCAGAATTTCAGCATGATTGCCATGAAACGAACGGATCTCCGAAACTCGCTTTTACATCGAGGATCTCAGCACTACAATTACACCCACTGCGAAATCCACCCAAGCACGATTTTTGGGATTTTGGCGTCCTGCATTCCGTTTCCCGAGCACAACCAGGCACCCAGAAATACGTATCAGTGCATTGGAATTTACGAAAACGTCCTAATGGAAGACGGTTCACGAATACAAATAAAGGATGTTGCCATCGGCGATCGTGTTGTGTCATTTAATCCCAACACATTTGAAATGACAACAACCAATGTTGTAAATCACTTTATTCGTAAAAATGATCATCCTGTTTACAAGGTCAAAACTATTAGCGGAAGAGAAATCGTAGCAACAGAAGATCACAAATTTATGACGAATTGTGGTTGGAAAACTGTGGCTGAATTAATACAGGATGACAAGTTAAGAATTGGAATCTATGCAGATAATACATTTACAAAAGAGAATGAATATTCGAAAATGACATCCTCTTCTTCCTCTTCTTCCTCTTCTTCCACTGCTACATATGTAAAAATGGGCATAGAAGAATGGATGAATGATATTCAAGTTGTTAATAACTTGGCATTTATACCGATTGAATCTATATCAAGACAAGAAGATTGCATGATTTCTGACATTGAAGTTGCACACAACAATCATTCATTTATTGCCGGAGACAATTTTGCAAGTTCAAACTGCGCCATGGGTAAGCAGGCGATGGGCATGTACGTCACCAACTTCTATAACCGTATGGACAAGACGGCCTATGTCTTATCCAATCCCATGCGCCCCCTCGTAGACACCCGCGTCATGCGCATGATTAAACTGGACGAAATCCCGTCCGGTGCTCCCGTCATCGTCGCAATTATGAGTTACACCGGTTACAATCAAGAAGACAGTATTTTGATAAACAAGGGCGCAATCGATCGCGGGTTATTCAGCGCAACCATTTACCACACCGAAAAAGACGAGGACAAGAAACTCAACGGCGACGAGGAAATCCGATGCAAGCCCGATTCAACAAAAACAAAAGGAATGAAATTCGGAAATTACGGCAAACTGAATAGTAAGGGTGTCATCCCGGAAAATTCAATCATCGAAAATCGCGACATCATCATAGGGAAAGTGCTTCCCATCAAGGAAAACAGGAACGATCACACTAAAATCATCAAATACGAAGACGCAAGTAAAATGCACAGGACAACCGAAGATTCATACGTCGACAAGAATTACACTGAACGAAATGGCGACGGCTACGTCATCTGCAAAGTCCGCATTCGCACTTATCGCAAACCCGTCATCGGAGATAAACTCAGCAGTCGTCACGGACAAAAGGGCACCATCGGAAACATCATCCCCGAAATGGATATGCCATTCACGAAAAGCGGGCAGCGTCCCGACATCATCATTAATCCACATGCCATCCCGTCTCGTATGACCATCGCACAACTCAAGGAAACCTTACTCGGAAAAGTTCTCCTTGAACTCGGCCTCTTCGGCGACGGAACATCCTTCGGAGAACTCGACGTTTACACCATTCGCAACGAACTCCTAAAACTCGGCTACGAAAACAACGGAAATGAACTCTTGTATAACGGCCTATCCGGCGAACAAATTGAATCCAGTATTTTCATAGGTCCTGCATTCTACCAGCGTCTGAAACACATGGTAAATGATAAGCAACACAGCAGATCCATCGGTCCAATGGTAAATCTCACGCGTCAGCCAGCAGAAGGCAGATCGCGAGATGGAGGGTTACGATTTGGAGAAATGGAGAAAGATTGCCTTCACGCTTGTCCCGTGTCTCTGAATTGTGGACTGTCTGTTATGATTGATGAAATGGAACACGTTGGAGATTATGTTCTTGGTTGGAATGAGAGCAAAAATGGTATGGTTCCTTCAAAGCCGTGTGCGTTTATGGACAAGGGGACTCGCGACTGTGTCGAGTTAACATTTGAAGATGGTAGAAAACTTATATGCACCGAAGACCACCCAGTATTAACGTCTGATAATGAGTGGATCAAAGTGAAGGACCTTGAACTTCATAAATCAAAAGTTAAAACCAGCGTCACTTACCCGATCATGAAAGTTAAGGAAGAACTTGCGGAATGTGGCGGTTGGACGCTTTCATTTGGAACACGAACGCTCAGGACAGATAGTTATAAAGAGTATATGAGAACTCTTGCATTTGCGCGCATACTTGGACTTTTGATTACCGATGGAAGTATTAGTTGTAATTCAGAAACTGCGTATGTATCTCTTGGACACATGATTGATGTGCATTCCATATTAATAGATATAACTATGTTTTGTGATGTTTATCAGAAATCATTTAAAATGAATAATTGTTATAGTGTTCGCATTCCGAGTGAATTTCTTGCTGATATTCTTCAACTTGGTGGAATATTGCGTGGAAGAAAAATAGATCAACCGGCAACACTTCCCGAATTTATATTGGATGAGAACTGCCCTCGCCCCATTATTCGAGAATTTCTTGGCGCAATGTTTGGTGGAGATGGACACACGTGTGTTCTTGGATTGCATAGGGGGAAACGCGACGTTATGACATCCGTTTCATTTTCAAAATCGAAAACACACGAGCATCGTGAATCATTGCAAAAAATGTTTGATGATATGCAGAAATTACTTGCCAAATGCGGTATTCAAAATACCACCATTCAAAATTTTCGGGAAACAACAACATCTAAGAGTAAATTTCAATTAAAAGATAAAAATGATGCATCGAACCGAAGTTTTCAGTTGACGATTCACCTTCCTATTGAACAACTTATTCCATTCTCCGAAAAAATCGGGTTTCGGTATTGTTGCCATAAATCGCAGCGTCTTGAAGCTGGTGTTTCCTATCGCCGCTTGCGTGAAGAAGTTTGCCGTCAACACAATTGGCTGGTGAATCGTGTTGATGAAATAACGCATTTCAAGGAAATCAAATCGAAGAATCCGGACAAGATTGTGCCCACAAAGAGTGCAATTCTTCAAGCGGTGGAAGAGCTGAAGAAAACGGAAGGACTACTTCATGAATACGCGATTCCAAGCACACACGATATTACGGATCACCTGATTAAAGGCACTGAGTTTGGCAAGTTCACATCCAAGTCATTTCCAACTGCGGAACAATTCATGGATAAAATTGGAGCACTGAGCTGGTTCATAAGTGAGGCGGAAAAACAGGACAGTTGCAAAGTAGATGTTGATGCAATAATTATGGCAGATAAGTGGGGCAACGACGAAGAAGAATGCGAAGATGAAGATGAATCAAGTTCGGCATATGGCGTTCACCGCAGAAGCAATGCTCTTCCCACGATGAATTTGGAGGTTGTGTCGCGAATCAATGTCGGCCCGAAACACGTGTATGATATTAGCGTGGAAGATACGCATTCCTTCCTTGCAAATGGAATCGTTGCACACAATTGCATGGTGTCGCACGGAGCTTCGCGATTCACAAGAGAGCGACTCTACGACGTTTCCGATAAATACCAGGTGCACGTGTGCTCAAAATGCGGAATGGTTGCGGCGTATAATGACGCGCTTGGAATTCATTGCTGCAAAATGTGCGACAACCGAACCGATTTCGCGTATGTCGAGATTCCGTATTCGTGCAAACTCTTGTTTCAAGAACTGCAAACGATGAATGTAGTCCCGCGAATTATGACGGAATAATATATTATATTATTATTGGTTTTAAAGGTAAGTAGAAGAAATAATAAATGATAAAATTAGAGTGTTATAAAAAAAATAAAAAAAATATATATATATTATTTTTTCAAATATATATTATATATATATACAATCAAATATATATAATCAATGGTTAAAACAAGATGTCGGAAATTAAGAGGTAACCGCCGTCATTCGATGAATAAAAGACATATAAGGAAAATAAAAAGAAATTGTTTTACGGGAGGGACTAAAGAAGAAGAAGATATGGAAAAAATATATAAAGAAAATATAAAAGAATTAGGCGACGATAATCCCGAGACGCTCAAATCGCTCAACAATCTTGCCAACGTATTCACAAAAAATGGCGAATATGACCGCGCTTTGCCGCTGTATGAGGAGTGCTTTGACAAGCGGAAGCGTGTTCTCGGCGAAGATGATCCCGATACGATCAAATTGTTCAACAATCTTGCCATCTTATTCGAAAGTAAGGGTGAATATGACCGCGCTTTGCCGCTGTATGAGGAATGCCTTGCCAAGCGGAAGCGTGTTCTCGGCGAAGATAACATCGAAACGCTCAAATCACTCAATAATCTTGCCAAATTATTCACAAAAAAAGGCGAATATGACCGCGCTTTGCCGTTATTAGAGGAGTGCCTTGCCAAGCGGAAGCATGTTCTCGGCGAAGATAATCCCGAGACGCTCAAATCGCTCAACGATCTTGCCGTCTTATACGAAAAAATGGAGAAGTTCGATAAAGCATTACCGCTGTATGAGGAGTGCCTTGAAAGGCGAAAGAAAGTTCTCGGCAAAGATAATCCCGAAACGCTTGAGTCGCTCAACAATCTTGCCAACTTATTAATAAACAAAGGCGATTATGACAGAGCGTTGCCTCTATTTGAGGAGTGCATTGCCAAGCGGAAGCGTGTTCTAGGTGACGATAATCCCGATACGCTCATATCGATCCACAATCTTGCCGTCTTATTATACAAAAAGGGTGATTATAATAGAGCGTTACCGCTGTTTGAGGAGTGCCTTGCCAAGCGGAAGCGTGTTCTAGGTGACGATCATCCCGATACACTCACTGCGCTAAACAACCTTGCCGGTTTATTCCGCAGGAAGGGCGAGTACGACCGCGCGTTGCCGCTGTATGAGGAGTGCCTTGCGATCAGCAAGCGCGTTCTGGGCGACGATAATCCAGATACACTCTCTGTGCTAAACAACATTGCTTTCTTATTCATAGACAAGGGCGAATATGATAGAGCGTTGCCGCTGTTTGAGGAGTGCCTTGAAAAGCGGAAGCGTGTTCTCGGCGACAATAATCCCGTCACGCTCAAATCACTCAACAATCTTGCCATCTTATACGAAAAAATGGAGAGGTTCGATAAAGCATTGCCGCTGTTTGAGGAGTGCCTTACCAAGCGTATACGTGTTCTTGGCAAAGATAATCCTGATACAATTCAAACACTCACGGATATTAAAAGGTGCAAAATGTTATTGGGTCGAAAAGGAAAATGTTCGATATGTTTGGATAAAATGAATGACTACACGCAAACAACATTAGGAAATGATTTTGGTAAATATGAAGAAACATTCTATGGATGTGGACATAAATTTCATCGAGAGTGTGGTTTGAAATGGATTGCAACGCGCGGTGCAGTCCCTACATGTCCTGATTGTAGACAACCAATGACGGCTTCAACGCAGCAAGTCATCAAAAATAAAAGAGAAGCAGTAGAAACAGCAGCAGAAACAGATTTAGGGAATGCAGCTCAACGTTTATTCGGATCGGATGGTGGTAGAAGAAAACCCAAATACTTGAAAAATAAATCGAATTCAAAATTACGAAAAAGAAATCAATACTCATACTCGAAAAAAATAAAATATTGAATATTATTATTATTTGCCACATGATGCGAATTTACAACAGCACGAATTATATTTTGCATAACTAGAAGATTCCGTTACAATATTTGGTTTACAGTACCGATATGGAAATGAGCTAAAATATGAATATTGGTTTTGATTTTTTCCTTTATATCCAATTCCTGAATAAGATTTAAATGTTAAATTATATCCGGTCAAACTGTTTAATTTCTCACTTGGTGGTCTACACGCTTTAGAATTCAAATAGGACGGATAATTGTAATATGTGCATTTATCGTTTATACAACCGCACGTATTATTTCCATCTTCACACAAACATTTATAATCGCACATTTATTTTTACTTTTTACTTTATATATATAATATATTATTTTAATATAATATTTCTTCTTGATTTTCTTCTTGATTTTCTTCTTGATTTTCTTGAATATTTTGAATTCCTTAACGATTTTGATTTTTTATAGTTTCTTCCCCCACCTTGATCTAGAAGTGAGTTTTTAAGTGCTTGTTGAAGTGATTCTTCATAGTTATATGGTCTTTGGCGGTATGGAAGCACCTCACAATCTAAAGCTTGTTCATAAGTTGGTGGATCGTCACGACTCCATGCTGCTGCCGATGCCCCTTGTGATTGCGGTTCAAACGCACTTCTTATCCCCAAATGTTTTTCAGATGTAAGCTTTATTATTAATTCTCTAATGCTTTCAAATTTTAAGGGGCTTGGCAAATTATCTACGTCGCACCATAATCCTTGCGTTGTTTCCGTATTTTCTGTGAATTTAAATATTGGTTCAACTGTACAAACACACCAAAATATTGATGTGTGTTTAGGTAGACCGGGTCTAGCATAATCATATTGCTCAAAAACATTACCAGTTTGTAATGCCCATTGTTCTAAATTAAAACCCCCTTTTCGTTGTCCTGTTTCTTCACCAAATTCTCTAAACGCTGCAGTTTTTGCAGATTTATCACCCGGATCTATTTTACCTCCAGGGAAATTCCACCATTCCGCCACAACCCCATTTTTTCTGTTAGGTTTTTCTTTGACAAGGTATACTTGATTATTATAAAATAATGCAATACATGCATTTGTTATAGGCATTAAAAAAACAAAATAAATATATATTATATTATATTTATTTTAAAAATCTAATATATTAAAAAATTAAAAGAATCGTTTCGATGCTCTAAATTTCGACTGAGAGCCGCTGTTCAAGTTTCCGCCAAAACTAATGTCATTATAATTACGATTGGATGCCTGTAATTTTCTAAATCTCGTGTAATCAGAACTGTCGTAAACATATTTCACATTGCACGTGGAAGAAGGGACGCCGGTATTATCGGGGTGCGGTTGCACAGCACCAGCCATTGATTTCCATCCGTTTAATCCACCCCTAACTGAACTGATTTGGGTTGGACCGCCAGAAGTATAATATTGACGATTTAATAAGTCGCCGGCATTGTTCACGGCGCGAAACGGAGTTGCAGCCACTGTAACATTTTTCACGGTACCGGTTGCGGCTTCGCCGTTCCATGCTTCTCTAAGCGTAAGACGGGTCATTTCGCGCTCGCTGCCGCCTTCCGGTCCACCACTTCCGTGTTTACCTGCACCGCCTCCTAACAATTTCGCCGAAAATCCGTTGTATAAACCTCCTAAATATAACTTCATTTTACTATTTTATGTATGAATATTAATATATAATAATATAATAATATTTTAATTAAATTTATATTTTAGTTAATTTAATTAAAATAATATTATATTTACAAATACATTAATTAAATAAAATAATATTTTGTAAATATACTTATAAGTATACTTATAAAAAATGGTTTGTATGAAGAGTTGCATTATTGCGTCCATGTTCATTGTTGCAATGATTTTCACAATGTACAAGTCGGATAGTATATCTTCCGTTCAACAATTTACACAAATTCTCTCTATAAAACAAAAAGCAATTTATAAAAAAATTACAGATGAGCGCCGGAATATTTATTTCACGGGATTCGGTTTAGGACTTTTACTATCTTTTTTATTCTTATTTTGGAAAAGCTCGACTAAAAATTCATATAAAATAAATCGTTTTTCAACCATTTGCGTCGTTGGCGCAATTACATTTATGACCAATTATTTTTATTACATTTTATCTCCTAAAAGCGACTGGATGATTCTTCATATTGAAGGCGACAAACAGAAAAAAGCATGGTTAAGCGTATACAGAATCATGCAATACAATTACCATTTTGGTGCGCTGCTCGGACTCGTAGGCGCGTTTTTTATCGCCAACACGTTTTGCGATTAACATTTTTTTAAAGAGGTTCGTTTGAAGATTGTAGAGAGAAACGAGATATTAATAATATATTTAATTTATATATTTTTTATGTATTTTTCGGGATGATGAACATTTTTTTTTATTCTTTATTCGTGGATTTTTTAGACGTTTATTGGTTCTATTTTTCTTCTGATAACTGCGTCTTCCACCATACTCATATTCATCTTCTTGACCTTGCGTTTGTTTATCAAAAACAGCTCTGGCAAAACTACTCCTCTGGCGCGCTAATGTCTTCTCCGGAACAAAAAAAAACTTTTTCATGTCTTTATATTCAGTCGGAGTTGGCTCTCTTTTTGTTAATAAATCCATAAAATCAATATTTTTAACATCTTCATGTGTTTCTTGATACTGATTTAATTCACATAATTTATTTAAAACTGGAAACATAAAATCTTGAAAAATGTACATAATGGGCCATAATACATATTCACGAAATTCTTGATCTACAACAAAGGAGGAGCCAGGTTCAATTTTATTGATTTTCAGGGTGTTTTTTAAATCTTCTAATAATGCATCATATGAAAATTCATAAAATTTTTTTATTTTATCATTATCATTACTAATGACGAATCTACGTTTACCTTCTAGTTCCTCGGCGGAAGCACCTACTAAATGTTTCATATATTCTAAACTTATAGGGACAAGCGATAAATCAGGTTCTAGTGGATTTCTATAAATAGGCGCGGCTTGCACTTTGAAATGGGTAACACTGTCTTTTAATAGTAAGTTAACGAATGATTGCATTATATCCATAACTACTCGATACAAAAAACATATTTTTAATAAATTAGAAAAATTTCTTTGTCCTAAATACTTTACTAAAAATATCGTTTCCCTCCTTGTTTTTACAGTTGAATACCAGGGGTCTTCTATCTTACTCATAATTAATGATTGAATGTCAGGTGGAAGTTCTTTTTTATTTAATTTACTTAATGTGATCGCTGCTGTTGGTCCGACCTCATTCATCATTGTTTGCATTGTCTTTTTTTTATCGAAATTTTTCATCGATTGTTCCAAAGATTTTATAGGACGTTGAACAGCCATTATAGGGGCCCAGTAGTTCCATGCCAAGCGTTGGACTAAAGGTAAATCATCTAATTGACGTACTTGCATTATATACTATTTAACAATAATATTATTTTATTTATTTTTTATTAAATAAATAGAACTGAAAATAATAGCTTCTTTTTATTCACGTTGACCTTGTTTACACATTTAAATTATTAAATATATTATTTTTTTTTAATTTTAGGTAAATCGACTACATATCCATATGTATTTTCATCTAAAAATTTAACTCTCAATTTTCCATTCTTTAAAATAGATAAATTTACAAATCCGAATTTTGAACCTTTCAATTCAGGTTCGATTGTGGTAAATGTTTTATTTTTTTTATCATATATTGCAGTCGTGTATTCTTCGGCGTTGTCTAATTCATATTTCCATATTACTTTTAACGCAACAATACAAAAATGTTTAACATTAGATTTTTTTACATCTGTTATTTCGTATTGTAAAAAAAAGGGTCCATACTCCATTTTCAATAGTTTACCAAAACCGTCATTTTTATATAATTTATGATTTTTTATTTCCCAGATTGTTCCAATTTCCATTACTATTATTTAGGTTATATATTATATAAATATATATATATATAAATATATAAATATATTTATATTTATATTTATATTTATATTTATATTTATATTTATATTTATATTTATATTTATATTTATATTTATATTTATATTTATATTTATATTTATATAAAATAATATAAATATATAAACATATAACAATATTTTTATCTTTTTCATTAATTATGGCATTTAAGCTTAAATATAATTTCAACGGTCCTCCCGACAATCACGTATTAATAAAACAACGCGGTAACAATGCAACGCTGAGCAGCGTTAACCCAATGCCCCAACAATTTTATCCGTCATCCAACGACAGCGTCTTTGCAATGGGTCGGCGCGCATTTGTTCAAACAAAGGGCGAACCGAATGGACCTAATAATACGGACAATAAAGTTGCCGGAACGGTTCGGGGTAATTTTGGCACAACATTTAATCAAATACCTCCGCACAAGCGGACCGGACTTGTTGGCAAACCAATCGCATTTCCTCAAGACAGCTCGCAAAGAATTGAGCGTCTTAAAAATAATGCCATTGGTGGAGGAAGTATGAAGGTGGGTTTAGCAACAAATGCGCCCATGTCATTTAAAAGCAATGACACGACGAGCCGAAATGAGGCGATAAGAAGGTGCCGCGCAGGCGGGTGCGTGGCTCCGAAAAAAAAAGGCGCAAACAACTCATTCAAATCTGGCGGAGGGTCGATTTATACCAGTGTAGGAAATCGTCAAATATATGCTCCATAGTAATCAATTAAATATTAAAAATAAAACATTTAGAAAATTGTATTGATTTTTTAAATTTTTTATACTTTTTATACTGTTTATACTTTTTATACTGTTTATACTTTTTTATTTATTTATATTTTTGATTTATTATATATTTTTATTTATTTTATATAATAAATATATACAAGTAATTTATATTTATTGTTAAATGGCAAATAATACAAAAAAAGTAAGACGTTCAAAAAGTAGATATGGAAGGACGCGGCGCCAGCGCAGGAAACAAAGGCGCATGCGTGGTGGATTTGCATTTGGCGATATTATAAATGTTTTTAAACCTAAAACACAAGAAGAAAAATGCACAGAAGCTCAGCAAGAAGCTGAAGAAATTTGCAATAAACCGGTACCAGAACAACAAGAAGAAGCACCAGTTGTAGAACCAGCGCCAACTTTAGAAGCACCAGTTGTTTCCGATTCTGAAACGCCTTTAGACCAAGAACAATCATTTTCTCCTTCTCTTGATGACGATCAACAATCGCCTTCTATGCCCTTTAATGATACTATATCGTCTCCTCTTATTTCACCTTCTCCTTCTCCTTCTCCTTCTCCATCTCCTTTAGATGATGTACCTTTACCTTTGAATGATGAATACTCGTCGTCTATTCCTTTAGGTCAACAACAACAGCAACAAGATCAGCAGTTGCCTTCAATCGCGACTTTACCTCCTTCTTTATCACCATCTACTTCGCCTGAAAGACGCGCAACTCAATTTGGTGGTTTTGGGCGGATCTACAGTCCATACGGCGGCGCAAAAAAAAGTAAAAAGAATAAAAAACAAAATCGCCGTAAAAAAATGAAAACGAGAAGAAATAAAAAATAAAAAATAATTTTATATCATTATTATAATGATTTAATTCAGAGTATGGAATATGGAATTTTAAAAAACAATACTATTAAAAAATATAAGATAAACAAGATAAATAAGACAAATAAGACAAATAAGATAACGGGTGGATACAGAACAAAAGGCGCAAAAGATAAACTAAAAAGATGCACGCGAGGACATCGTCGCTGTAATATAACCGGCGAATGTAAACCCGCATATTATTTTGTAAAGGATGAAGGTGCGGATAATACTCTATTTTCAAACAAACTTATTACCGAGTTAACTAAAACGGCAGACGTAAAAAGGGTTTTGAACAATAAAGGTATAATGTTTCAAACGCTGTCTCAATTCACTGCCGGGAAAACGTTTAGCAAATATTCAGGAAAGGATAATGAAGACGAGTTATATAGAAAAATTGGTTCCGCGTGTGGCGACGTTGTTTCGCCCGATTATATTGAGAAATCGTTGAATGAAGTACTGGATGATAAACCGAATCCGTATATGGACATATTGTTTATAAAAAATAAAAGACAAAAAATATTGGGATTTTTAATTGCGGAATTGGGAGCATGCGCCATGCGCCGTCAAACATACGCCATTAACCTGATATGCTCGGAAAGCGGTTTGGGAAAGTTATTGGTTGGAGCATGCTTATATTGCATCAAATATAACGAGGACGTTTCTACCAAGTCATGCATACTTGAATTGGCACACGCATATAGAAATATACCCGGATTTTTCACGTACACCAAAATGGGTTTTAATGTTGATAATTCATTGATCGGCGACAAATACGATTATTGTTTTCACGACGCATCACAGCTGCCAATGTCTGTGAAATTAACCGACAAGTACACAAAACAATACATTGTTGGCGCAATGATTCGATCCGATTTTAAACAGACGGATGCGCGCGATCATACCGGCATATACGAGCTGGGACTCCCCTTAACAAAAGAATCAGAATCAGAAATATCAGAAGCAATGCAAGAAAAAATGGTTTTAATTGCTAATATTATACGCAAATTTAAAGTGTATAGCAAAAATGAAAAATATCGGAACACAGGCGTAACATTGTTGCCGGCCGATGAATGGAAATACGTTAAACGCATGAATTTTATTAAAAGTAAAAGCAATAAGGTCCCGGTGGAATCGCAACAAGCATTTCGTAAATATTTGCATGCAAACCATTATGCTGAAAACGATTTTTTAGAAGAATTGGAAAAGGAATTCGATCAGGCAAAACAAGAGTTCGCTGAAATTAAAAAAGAAAAAATAAAGCGTAAAAATGAAAAAAAAATATAATATTATATTATATTCCAATTATTATATACATATACAATAATTGCAAAAAATTAATTATAAGGGACTTTGGTCTAGTGGTATGATGCTTGCTTTGGGTGCAAGAGGTCGAGAGTTCGATTCTCTCAAGTCCCCTTTTACTATAAAAAATTTATTTTTTAATGTGTTAAAAAATAAATCAGTATTTACAAAATAAATTTAAAAATAAAAATTTAATATATACAAATATATATCATAGGTAAAAACATAGGAATCAATCATCGTCTATTGTAAAAATGTCCATCGTAATTACATTGTTGCAGAGGGATGCGGTTTTGCGTTCTATTGGCGCCACGAATTCGAAACTATATGAAGTGTTGTCCGATTACATGTGCGGAGAAGTGTACATTAAATCAAAGATTGAAAAGCTTGACATTACATACAAATTGGAAGTCATTGAAAGTTATATTTCAGAAGTTTCAGATGCCGCTCATGAGCGGCCCAGTATTCATAAAGCGCTCACAGGCATTCATGAAATGTGCGAGAAATTGCATAACGAGTTGGACGAAATGCTGAAAAAAATCAAAGCCCACAAACAAAAATATTTTTATTATTTGAGAAGTTTTGATGTTTCTTCGGATTTGGCAAATATAGAAACACACGTTTATAATTTAGATCACCGGTTTAAAATGTTTTTAGGGTTAGTGACTACAGCAACAGCAACAGCAACAGCAACAGCAACAGCAACAGCAACAGCAACAGCAACAGCATTATAGAATTAAATAATTAATAATTACTATAACTTTGCATAAATTAAATAAAAAAAATAATATAATTAAAGTATATAATTAATTATAAATATAATTACAATGTCTACAGGCACTTTACCTCTAATTCCCGCAGATATATTTTTTGCTAAACAGAAACTAATAAGAGAACTAAAAAGAGAACCCACAGATGAAGAGCTCGCCAATAAAGTTAAGATTACTCTAAAAGAATTAAACGATAGGTTAAACATGAAAATCATGAAAACAGAATACACTGAAAATTCACTTTCCCCATCATTTCAAAGCGGAGCTCATGACTATTATGTAAGCTCTATTCAAAAAAATACTCAAAAAAAAATGCCGATATTTGAAAATCCGAAACGATATGATGATATTGGTGGTGGCAAAAAAAGCACAAGGCAATATAAAAACCGAAAATATACCAAAAAATATAAAAAATCAAAGTCGCGTCGTGAAAGTATGAAAAAAGTATCAAGAAAGGTATGAAAAAATATATATAATCATTCCAATAAATATATAAATATAAAAATATACACTTATATATTTACACATTTCAATTTATTCAATTTATCGCCAGATGAGTAATAATAACAGTGAAAAAAAAGATAATAATGATCTGGAAAATGAAGCGATTGAAGTCGTTAAAAAATTATTTGAACAATATAAAAATTCCCCATCTATGAAACAAACAATAAGTAACCGCATTAAAGAGATGTCCAGCTTTTGCGAAACTGCAAATCAGCAACAAAAACAGAGAGAAGACAGGAGAAATACACTTGAAGAAAAATCAGATGAATTTATCGAAGAATTCCTTGCAAAGACGCATTTTTTTTATCATTATGCTACTGAATTATTTTTTACATATTCGGATGATAAATCGTATGAAATTATTAAAGAAGACAGCATACAGCATCTGATTTTAACAACCATCACATCAAAATTTAGAGAGTTGCTCCCATGGAAGTATAAAATTAAAATACAAATAATAAAACGAATCAAGGAAAATAATGTATTAAAATCAATTCCGGAATCAGAAACAATTCAAAACATCATACAATTGCTGGTTCCTTCACTGTTTCCCACAAAAGATTCCGCGAAATATTTTCTAACGGTGATTGGCGACATATTGCATAAAAAAAAATCGCTTTATTATTTCATCAATTCGAAAATTCTGGTCCCGTTTTTCAGAGAATTAAACCAAGAATGCTATAAATTTTTTGGAATTAATTTGTTAAACCATTTCAAGTTTAAATATTATGAACACGCAAACGATGACTGCAGGTTAATAGACGTGTGCGAAATCTCTCCATCGTCGTCCTTGTCGCATTTTATTCATTCATATCGCATTATCGACTTGTTTTGTGTTGCATCTCATTATTCGACGCGCTATGTCTGTGGAGATTCATATTTGGAAAAGTATTGCAATAATTATTCTGTAATTAATTATGCCCTGTATTTAAAAAATAGCAGCAATAATGATATCCTTTCAAGATTCGTAAATGCGGCGACCGAAGAGTGTCCAGGATACAATATTTCGTGGAAGAACATGATGTATTTATGGAAACTGTTTATTGAAGATGAAAAAATTCCAAACATTTTTTTTAATCACTCGCTCAAACAGCTCTTGCTAACACATTATTCTGAACTGAATCTTTCGATTGAAACCGTTAAATCGACGTCATCAACATGCGCCGCATCTGATCATAATAATGCAGTAATAAATGAGAATATTATAATATGCAACCGAACGAGCAAGCACCTCCCGTTTGTTTGCACTTTTATTTCATATTGGGAAAATAACATCAGTTGCTTTTTGGATAACGAGGATGGCGATGCGGATGGTGATGATGATGAATTCGAAGAATATGAATTGGAGATAGACGAGCTACTAATGCTGTTCAATAAATCAATTAAAAAATCCGCCACCACACTATTGCATAATAACGTATCAGATAAAATGTTGCTTGGACTTATACGTCATTTTTATCCCGATGTCATTATCGAGGATGATAAATATTTAATTCAGGTCGGAATAAACGCGGAAATCTGGAATAAACGAAAAGAAATTGAAGAATTTCTTACACATTATAAAGAAATGAAATACGGGAACACGCCGTCAATTAACAGCCAGTCGTTGTATTCCATATATCAATCTTATTGCAAGTACGCATTCGACAAAGGACAACATATAATTAGCAAACGATGGTTTGAGAAATATTTTGTTTCGAATTATGACATGTTTTTAATTGATAATGCCATTGTTTCGTCGAAATGGTTTCAACTATAAACTTATAGACGCAAATTACTTTCCATCGGTTTTATACACTGGCGCATTTGCTTTGGCTGCATCAGATGCAGTTTTCGCGCTACTCTGATTCGCCAAAAATTGAGCAGCAGATTGGCGCGCTTGTTTGGGCGTTTGAACGCACGGCACCGACAACATGTAATTATAACTAATGGAAGTAATTAAAACGCCCGTTAGCAGATACCAAATAAAATATGAAACAATGTTTTTCAAACGAATGAAATTTTTAAGCCGCGTAAAGAGCGGTGACACGTCGGAACTATTTGGATCTACAACTGGCTTCAGCGAATTATTAAAAAGGCGCACTTCTATGCTTTTATTCCAGAATTTAACGACATTGTCATCATTCAACGTGTTGAAAATTGTGGATGGATCATTCGTTATGTTTTGTATCACCTTTAACGCATCCTTGTTTGGCGCATTTCCAATATTAAGCAGCTGGTCTGTAAAAAGTGATGCAACACCAGCCACGCTTGCAATTGCATAACCAATCGTATTTGAAAATGCAGATAACCATCCCGGAAACACATTCAGTAGCAAATTAAGCAGTCCGAAAATAAACATCCACGGTATAAATGTTGCAATAAAGGCGGTTCCGACATTTGAAGGACTGCTACACATTTGTTTTGCTAAATATATATTCAAACCGAATTGACTCGCAAGGACTAAAATGAAATAAATGATGAATAGAACGGATTCTCTCTCTGGCATCAAGTATTTAAAAATAAAATACACCAAAGTAATTCCCGTGTATACGAAAATCGAAGTTGCAGGGTCGATCACTTGTGTTGCTGTTGCTGCTGCTCCTGCTGTTGCCGTTGCTGGTGCCGTTGCTGGTGCCGTTGCTGCTGCTGTTGCCGTTGCTCCTGATGTTGCCGTTGTACTTGTGGAAGACATTTTTACCAACAAAATACTCTATTCTATATATTAATTAATTTATTAGTTTATATGTACAAACGTATATATAAATACAATTATAAAAAATTATAAAAAATTATAAGTGTTTAATAAATTAAAAAAAAGTTAAATAGTTATATTAATTTAAAATTAGAATATTAAAATTTAATATTTTTATATTTAGAAATATTTTTTCTTTAGTGTATAT